GAAGTTAAACCAATTTCATTCTCTGCAAAATACTTAAAAGAGATTTTATCAGCAAACAAAGAAGCAACATCTGTTGTATTGAAAGTATCAACATCAGGTCTGGCACACGTAGAGTTTAAGATTGATGACTTTACTGCAAAATACTATTTAGTAGAAGTTCAATTGACAGCATAATGGCATTTAACTACCCAAAAAAGTATTTTTACGAAAAGAACGAATGGTTATACGAACCTGAAGTGAATCTTAAATACGAAGATGTATTGAAGATGCCATTTCCAGAGTTTGAAAAATGGGTTGCGTTCTTTAGGGAGTTAGCCGTTAGAAAATGGAATGAAACTGGTGCACCTCCTCGCATCGGTGTAGATGAGGGAGAGATGATTGAGCAGTTCTCTAAACTACAAACTTACAAAGTAGAAAAGTTTGAAGAAAAGGATGATGATGGAAACGAAGTTATTTTTAACTTTAATAAGTTTGCAACACCAGTAAATCAGTTCTTTCCTGCAATGTATAAGACGGGCATTGGTGGTTCGGCATACGATAAACCAAAACCGTCAATATACGATGTATTTGCAGATGATGCATACTTACCGGAGTTTGTTAAACAGATGAGAAGATTGACAAGACAGGACGGCATGTATCGTTTTTCCAAAACATTACATTTGGATAATCCAGAGTTTCACAACTCACACATTCAAAGTGGAAAAGAATGGATTGAGAGATGGGTTGCCGGAGATAGTAAAGAGGGATATGGGTTCTGTTTATCTCAAGCAGATAGTAAAGTTCCATCACCACCAATCACTGCACAGGAGGTTAAAGAACTTTATGCAGCAGGAATATTGAAGTATGAAAACATTTCTTCACTAAAAACTGCGGATTGGGGTGAGAACATAGATAATTTGATTGATATTCCAAAACAACCAATTCAAATTAAAATCTATCCTTTTGGACAAACCATCTTCCCAGAAGCAACTGCGGCATTTCGTATTGGTATGGGAACTCAAGCGGTAGTAAATTTCCCACCACTTACTGCAAAGTATCTGTATAAGAGATTTACCGACCATATCAAAGACCAGGATGTAATCAACATCTATGACCCATCTGCAGGTTGGGGTGGTAGGATTTTGGGAGCATTGAGTTTAGATGATAGAAATATCCATTATATTGGAAATGACCCGAATACGGAAAACTATATTGAAGAAATCGGTAAAACGAGATACGAATATCTTGCAGAATTTTTCAACAACAAAATACCAGGTGCAGCAAATCCATTTTGGGGACATGCAAATACCTATGAAATTTTCAGAACAGGCTCGGAAATTATTCATTTAGAAGAAAGGTTCCAAAAATACAAAGGAAAATTAGATTTCGCATTTACATCTCCACCATACTTTGATAGAGAGAGATATTCAGATGATGAGACACAATCTTTTAAGAAGTTCAACAACTATGATAGCTGGAGAGACGGGTTCCTTAGACCTACTCTAACAACGATATATGAATATCTAAGAAATGATAGATACTGTTGTTGGAATATAGCGGACATAAAAGTTGGACCAGATAAGTTCTTTCCATTAGAACAAGATAGTATTGATATCCTTACAGAATTAGGTATGGAATATCAAGGAAAACTAAGAATGACAATGAGTCCTATGACGGGAATGGATTTATCCAAAGCGAAGAACTGTATGCAAATTGAAGGACAGTTTTACAAATACGAACCAATTTTTATATTCTACAAACCATAATGTATCAAAACATATTTTACGAAAGGCAGAAAAACCTAATTCATCTTTGGGATGACCAATCGGGTTATCAAACCTTCCCATACAGAAAATACGCATACAAAAAAGACCAATACGGACAGTATCGTTCTATGTATGGTGATAAACTTACAAAGATTGCTAAGTGGGAAAAGGATGATACTGATGAATTATTTGAATCAGATGTTCCAGAAACAACGAGGGTATTGGTAGATATTTACGACTCGGATTTACCATCAACCGGTCACAGAGTTATGACCTTTGACATTGAGGTTGAAATGGTCAGTGGGTTACCAAATACTTTGGAAGCAAAGAATGAGATAACTGCGATTGCATCACATGATGGTGCAACAAAGTTATACGATGTATTTGTTTTGGATAAAGAAAAGAAGGTAAAAAACAATTCTAATTCATTTGATAAAGATGGTAGAAAAGTAAATGTTCATGTTTTCGATAATGAAAAAAACTTACTTATTGGATTTCTAAACTATTATGAAGAAATAAATCCAACAATATTAACGGGTTGGAATATTGACTTTTTTGATATTCCGTATTTATACAATCGTATCAAAAATGTATGTGGTGAAAAGCATGCAAAACGATTATCCCCAATTGGACAAACATTTTATTCACCTTACAGACAGAGATGGAGTTTTGGTGGTGTATCTATTTTAGATTACATCAACTTATACAAAAACTACAACTATGGTTTGGAAAGTTCTTATACTCTAAACCATATTGCAACCAAAGAATTGGGTAGAGGTAAGGTAGAATATGAAGGAAGTTTGGATGACCTTTTTGAAAACGATTTACAGAAGTTCATTGAATATAATATTGTGGATGTGGATTTGGTTGTATCAATGGATGAGAAACTTCAGTTCATTGAATTATGTAGAGCAATCTGTCACGCTGGTTTCGTTCCTTATGAAGATTATATGTTTTCATCTAAGTATTTAGAGGGGGCATGTTTGGCATATCTTAAAAAGAAAGGATTAGTAGCACCTAACAAACCAAAGGATAGAAAAGAACGGATGCAGGCATTGAGGGATAATAACGAAGAAAAGTTCATCGGTGCGTATGTAAAAGAACCTATCGTTGGTAAGTATGATTGGATTTACGATTTGGACTTAACATCTCTATATCCATCAATCATTATGACCCTAAACATTTCACCAGAAACAAAGATTGGTAAGATTGCAAATTGGGATGCAGAAGAATGGATTAGAGGAGTAGATAGAAGTTATACTATTGTTGGTAAAGAAGATACATACGAATACAGTAGAAAGGAATTGGAAGAAGTTATCAAAGATGGTAATTTAGGAGTTGCAGCAAACGGTGTTCTATATTCACAAGACCAACCAGGATTGATTGCAGATATTTTGGACACTTGGTTTTCACAGAGGGTTGAGTTCCGTAAGTTGGAAAAGAAATACGGTGAAGAAGGTGATAATGAAAAGTATGAGTTCTATGCAAAAAGACAGTTAGTTCAAAAAATCTTATTGAACTCAATGTATGGTGTATTGGGATTACCTGCATTTCGTTTCTATGATATTGATAATGCAGAAGCGGTTACGATTACGGGTCAAACTGTAATTAAGAAAACTGCGGAAATGGCAAATATCAAATATTGGAAAGAGTTGGGAACCAAAGAAGATTACAATGTGTATATTGATACCGATTCAATCTATATGATGGCAGAACCATTAGTGAAACACAGATATCCTAACTACAAAGAGTTTGATGAACAAAGAATGGCACAGGAGGTAAATACAATTGCAGAAGAAACCCAAACATTCTTAAACAACTTTTACAATCTATTAGCAGAAAGGTTCTTCTTTATACCAAAAGATAAACACAGATTTGAAATCAAAAAGGAGTATATTTCCAAAGCAGGATTTTGGGTGGCAAAGAAAAGATACGCGCAATGGATGATTTTGAAAAATGGTATCCCTTGCGATAAGTTGGATGTGAAAGGGTTGGATGTGGTTCGTTCATCGTTTCCCAAAGCATTTCAGGATTTTATGGCAAGTATGCTGAAGGATATCCTAATGAGTAAAGATAACGCATACATTGATGGTAAGTTATTGGAGTTCAAAGCAAGTTTACCAAACCTACCCGTTAGAACAATTGCGAAAGGTGGGGCAATCAAAGAGTTGAGTAAATACGATAATGGTAGTTGGAGAAAGGATAGTGGATTACAGATTGCAAGTTTTGAGAAAGGAACACCTGCACACGTAAAAGCAGGAATCGCATACAACCGATTATTGAAGTTCTTTAACGCACCATTTAAGCACGAACCGATTAGAGATGGTGATAAAGTGAAATGGGTATATCTTAAAAATAACCCATTAGGTTTAGATACGGTTGCGTTTAAAGATTACAATGACCCTAAACAGATTATGGATTTCATTGAACAATACGTAGATAGGGACATGATTTACAAAGCTGAATTGGAAAATAAAGTAGATGATTTCTATAACGCATTGAAATGGGAGAAAGCATCAACGGAGGCACAGACAGCTAAAAAGTTTTTTTCTTTTTAATATGGAAAGTTTAAAATATTGGACAGTTAATGGATTTGAAGTATCATCTTATAAGTGGGGAATTTCGGATAGAATTAAATCAATATATAGACATTCTGGTTCAGACCAAACCGGTTTATGTAAATACACATATAATGAATTAGGATTTAGAGGTGATTCAATTCATAAAAATGGATTTAAAATAATGTCAATTGGTTGTTCTAATACAGAAGGTATCGGTGTAAATGATAATGAAACTTGGCCTGCACAATTTACATCTCATGTAGAAACTGGTGTAAATATGAATTTTGGTCATGGTGGAAGAAGTAATGATTATATTAGTAGATGTTTATTAACCTATTATGATTTAATAAAACCAGATTTAGTGTTAATAATGTACACAGAACCACATAGAAGAGAATTTTATACAAAAGATGCCGGAATAGAACCATTTCATCATATTAGTTGGGGATATTTTAAAGAAAATGAAGTAGGAAAAGAAGAACACAAATCCAGTGTAAATTTATCTAATCCTGAAAATGATTTCCAAAATTGGTATAAAAATCATCTTTTAATAAAATATTTTTTACAAACAAAAAACTGTAATTGGATATGGAATGGATTTTTTTTAAAAACCGAATACACTGAACAAAATAGATTTGATGGAGACTACGATAAATGGTTGGATTTTAGTGTCGAAGGTACGCATCCTGGTCCAAAGACAAATGCAGAATATGCAAAAAAACTATACAATTATGCAAAAGAACTTGGTTATTTAGAAAAAAATGAGTATATTAGTAAAAATAAAAGTAAATTATTATGAGTGAAAAATTAGAACAAACTGAAGGAACATTAGAACAAATTGGAGAATTAAAATTGCAATCTCCAAAAGAATTCCAACAAGCAGAATGGTGTTTCCAATTTTTTGATAGTGAACCAGTGGTATTTGCATGGTCACAATCGGAAACCGAACCCGGAACATTAGTATTGGAAGTTAAACCAACCGAAAATAGTGGATTAACTTTCGTAAAAGATGGTATGGAATTTAAATTATTTGCAAGAGAATTAACCGAAGTTGGAAAACAAATGAGAGAGGAACAAAACAATGCACGTCAAGATTAAAAAATTACATCCAGATGCGGTAATTCCAAAATACGCAAAAGAAGGTGATGCGGGAATGGATTTAATTGCAACGTCTAAAATTAGTAACGGAACGGCACAATGTTCTTATGGGACAGGTCTTGCAATGGAAATACCTGAAGGTTATGTAGGATTAGTGTTCCCTCGTTCATCTATTAGAAATACCGAATTAACATTGAGTAATTCAGTTGGTGTAATTGATAGTGGATATAGAGGAGAAATCCAAGCAACTTTCAACAAAACAAATGGATTAGATTCATTTGATTATAAAGTGGGTGATAAAATTGCACAAATAATTATTTTACCATATCCATATATTACGTTTGATGAAGTAGAAGAATTATCTACAACTGAAAGAGGTGAGGGTGGATTTGGTTCAACTGGTAAATAAAAAATATATGAGTTTTTTTCAGAACGAAGTAACAAAAAGAGAGCATAGTTTGTGGGTTGAAAAATACAGACCTTCCAAACTATCGGAATATGTTGGTAATGAAACTGTTAAGGAAACTATACAACAGTATTTAGATAACAACGATATTCCACACCTCTTATTATACGGAAAAGCGGGGACAGGTAAAACCACACTTGCAAAGTTAATCGTAAACACAATCAAATGTGACCATATGATTATCAATGCATCGGATGAAAACAATGTGGATACGGTGAGAACAAAAGTAAAAAACTTTGCATCATCAATGGGATTTGCAGGATTTAAAGTAATCATTTTAGATGAGTTTGATTATATGACACCAAACGCACAGGCAATTCTTCGTAACTTAATGGAAACGTTTTCTAAACATTGCCGTTTCATCTTAACCTGTAACTATCACGAGAAGATTATTGACCCAATTAAAAGTCGTTGTCAATCGTTTGCAATCACACCACCAACTAAAAAAGATGTGGCAATTCAAGTGACAAGGATATTGGATACAGAAAAAATTAAATATGATGTAAAGAATGTAGCTGATATTATCAGTTCATACTATCCTGATATTCGTAGAATATTAAATACTTGCCAATTACAATCAAGTTCAGGTGAATTAAAAGTAGACCACAAAATTATGGTTGAAAGTAATTTCCAAACCAAACTAATTGAATTGTTAAAATCAACCGATGAAAAGAGGAATGTGTTTATGGCAATCAGACAAGCTGTTGCGGATAACAAATTAAACGATTATTCGGAAATGTATTCTATGTTATATGATAAAGTTGATGAATACGCAGTAGGAAATACGGCAAATGTAATCTTAACAATTGCAGATGGTTTATCAAAAGATGCATTAGTAGTAGATAAAGAAATCGTATTTATGAGTACAATTATACAAATATTAAACATTATAAAATAAAATTATGGAAAATCAAGGACAAGGACTACCTGTAAATTTCTCTTTAAATGATGCAAGAGATATGGTTTGTGAATGTGGAAACAAAATATTCATCACAGGATACAGATTTAAAAAAATTTCTCGCATCATCACCGGTGGGGATAAAGATAGTGTAATGCCAATTGAGATGTATTTATGTGCATCTTGTGGAAATCCGTTACAAGAATTATTACCTGAAGAATTGAGGGATACAAAAGTTATTGGGTAATTATGGCAAAGAAGTTATTCGACCATATTAACGCAATAACAACAGAGCAAGACCCAAACTACTTTGATAAGTTGGGAGAAGACGATATTAAAACATGGAGTAACTTTATGATAAATCGGTTTCTCTCAATGAACCCACAATGGATTGAGTTGATTGCAGAAATACTACCCCTATCTCAAACCCTACAACCAAAAGAGATGTATAAACTTTATATTGGTGTAATACCAAAAGGTAGATATTATCTTAAATACATAAAAGGAAAGGGTGAAAAAAAATATGAGGATTTTTTAGTAGATTTACTTAAAAAGGAATTCAATTGTTCTGAAGTTCAGGCAAACGATTATATAGAAGTCTTATATTCGACAAGAGAAGGTAGGGAAAATATTAAATACATCTGTGAAAAATACGGAGTTGAAAAGAAGGAAATAACCAAATTAAAACTCAAAATATAATTTGGTTTTACGGATTATTTTTCGTATATTTACAATATGGCTAGAGTATCTTTCTCACAATATAGTATGTGGAGCAGTTGCCCACAACAATACAAACTTTCTTACATAGATAAGTTATCGGAAAACACTTCTAATATACATTTAGTATTTGGAACTGCAATGCACGAAACATTGCAAGAGTATTTAGAAAAGTGTCTTCGTATCTCAAAATCCCAAGCAGATAAACTGATGAACCTAAATGAGGTTCTGAAACATAAAATGAGAACTCTTTATATCAAAGAGTCCAACAACGGAGAACTACCAATTTGTTCCAAAGATGAATTGGTAGAATTTCTAAATGATGGTAATACAATATTAGATTATTTTCAAAAAAGAACCAACTTCAATAAATTCTTTTCTCTAAAAGAAGATGAGTTGGTGGCAATAGAGCAACCACTTAATGTTAAAATCAAAGAAAATATCCATTTCTTAGGATTTTTGGATTTGGTTATTAGAAATAATAGTAGTGGTAAATACAAAATCATAGATTTCAAAACAGCAACAAAAGGTTGGAGTAAATACCAAAAATCCGATCCTGTTAAAAATTCACAATTACTTCTTTACAAAAAATTCTATTCTGAAATGTTAGGAGTTTCGGTTGATATGATTGATGTTGAATTTATCATACTAAAAAGAAAGATTTCAGAAACCACAGATTTTACTGTCCCACGTATCAGTAGACATGTACCAGCAAGTGGTAAACCATCAATCAATAAAGCATGGAATTCATTTGTAGAGTTTGTGGATAGTGTATTTGATGATAATGGGGATTATAGAACAGATATAGTATTCCAAAAGAAACCATCAAAACTTTGTGAATGGTGTGAATTTTATGGAAAATATTGTGATGGAAAATAATATTTATGTATATTTATATATAAATATTATTAACTATGGCAGAATTAAAATTAACTACTGTAAAGGTTATTAAAAAGTTATACGATGAGGATTTCAAAATTGCCACAATCAAAGGTGGTATCAACTTCCAAAAATTAGTAAATAGAACTTTAGACCTTTATACAAAAAACGAAGAGTTTAGAAACCAATTAAACGAATACACAGATTTACAAATCAGTGGTTCGCAGTTTTAAGAAACAATTAAAAAGTTATGGCAAAAAAGAAAATCTTATTACTTGCTGATGACCTAAGAATGGCAAGTGGTATTGCCAACGTATCCAAACAGTTAGTATTGGGAACGGTGGATAAATACGATTGGGTTCAGTTGGGTGCAGCAATTAAACATCCCGAAGCAGGTAAAGTTTTTGATTTAAATGAAGATGTAAGAAAACAGACTGGAGTTGCAGACGCTAATGTAAAAATTTATCCGTTTGATGGATATGGAAATGCGGATATTATCAGACAATTACTGATGATTGAAAAGCCAGACGCAATCCTACACTTTACAGACCCGAGATATTGGATTTGGTTATATGAAATTGAGCATGAGATTAGACAAACTTGCCCTCTTTTCTTCTATCATATTTGGGATGACCTTCCAGACCCAAAATATAACAGAAATTATTACGAAAGTTGTGATTGGTTAGGTTGTATTTCTAAACAAACATACGGTATTGTAAAAAGAGTATATGGTTGGGATAAAGAACCACATTGGAAAACTGCAGAAGATTGGCAAGTAAGTTATGTTCCACATGGTATCAATTCCGAATTGTATTTCCCAACAGATGTTCCACAAGATTTCAAAGAAAGTATTTTTGGAGATAAGGATTATGAATTTGTTTTGTATTGGAGTAACAGAAATATTCGTAGAAAACAACCTATTGATGTAATGTTGGCATTTGAAGAATTCAGAAAAGCATTACCAGAGGAAAAAAGAGATAAAGTTTGTTTATTAATGCATACAAATCCGGTAGAAGAACATGGAACTGATTTAATCGCATGTGCAAGAGATTTGATGCCAGATGCAAAAATCATATTTGCACCAAACAGATATAACGAAAAAGAATTAAACTATCTTTACAACTTAGCGGATGTAACAATTAATATTGCATCAAACGAAGGATTTGGTTTAACAACTGCGGAAAGTGTGATGGCAGGAACACCAACAATCCTAAATGTGACGGGTGGTTTGCAAGACCAGTGTGGGTTTAGAGAAAAGGGTAGTGGTAGATTATTAACTGCAGATGATTATGTGAAAATAGGTTCCTTACACAACAAATACTTTAAGGAAACGCATGTTTGGGGAGATTGGGTTAAACCAATTTGGCCAGTTCGTTCAACAACAGGTTCAGTTCCAACACCATATATCTTTGATGATAGAGTAGATTTCCAAGATGTGGCACCTCTTATTATGGATTGGTATAGAATTGGTAGAGAAGAAAGAAAAGCAGCAGGATTAAAAGGTAGAAAGTTCTTCTTAGGAGAGGGTAAATTGAGTAGAGAAGCAATGTGTTCGGCATTAGTTGAAGGTATGGAAGGAGCATTTGCAAATTGGAAACCGAGAGAAAAATATAAATTGATAGAGTTATAATATGAAACCAACATTAGTATTTCAGGCACCAGTAGCAACCCGTAGTGGGTATGGTGACCATAGTAGAGATTTGTTACACTCACTATACAAATTAGACAAATTCGATATAAAGGTAATAAGTACCAGATGGGGGATGACTCCGATGGATGCACTAAATTATGATAATCAATTTCATAAATGGATTGTAGATAGGATTGTTCCACAGATTACAGAAAAACCAGATGTGTATATTCAGGTTACAGTTCCAAATGAATTTCAACCTTTGGGAGGATATAACATTGGTATCACAGCAGGTATAGAAACTACCGCATGTAATATAGAATGGATTCAAGGGTGTAACCGTATGGATTTAGTTATAACTCCTTCAGAGCACGCGAAATTGAGCCTGGTGGGAACTGTTTATAACGAAGCAGATAGAGTAACACAACAACTAATAAGACAACACAAAGTAGAAAAACCAGTTGAAGTTTTATTTGAAGGATATGATGAAAATGATTTTGGAACAGAAATAGTTTATGATGTAGATTTATCGCAGGTTAAAGAAGATTTCGCTTTCCTATTTGTAGGACATTGGTTGAGAGGTGATTTGGGTGAGGATAGAAAGAACATTGGAATGATGATTAAAACATTCGCAATGGCATTCAAAAACGAAAAAGTAAAACCCGCACTTATTCTCAAAACATCTTCTGCAGGATTTAGTGTAATTGATAGAGAAACTACATTACAAAAAATTAAAGATGCATTGGGTGATGATTACAAAAAGGTTCCTGTTTATTTATTGCATGGGGATTTAACACCTGATGAAATGAATGGATTGTACGAACATCCAAAAGTAAAAGCAATGTTGAACTTCACAAAGGGTGAAGGGTTTGGTAGACCATTGTTAGAATTCAGTTTGACAGGAAAACCAATTTTAGTAAGTAATTGGAGTGGACATTTGGATTTCTTAAAAGAGGGTGCGGTATTATTAGATGGTGAGTTGAAAGAGGTTCACGAATCGGCAGCAGACCAATTCTTACTAAAAGAATCAAAATGGTTTAATGTAAACATTTCAAAAGCATTGCAATCCATAAAAGATGTTTATAAGAATTACGATAAATACAAAAAGGAAGCAGTTAAGTTAGGTAAGTATAACAAAGAAAACTTTAGTTTAACAAAAATGACAGAAGGATTTGATTCAATATTAAACAAATATGGTATTTATAATAAAATACAACCTAAGTTTCAACAACTTCAACTACCTAAATTAAAAATGTTAAATAAAAATGAGTAATTATTCTCCAATATATCGTAAGTTTATTGATGATAAAAACATAATTACTCCTAATCAAATGACTAGGGGTAATTTTTATTTAATAAAGGAATATCATAGAGTTGATGGTACAAAAGATAGATATACCGAATCAACTGCACCTATAATCTATACACTATTTGTATCAGCAGGAAAAGATATTGTTCACGCAGTTAAAGTAACAAATGTTAGACCTGAACTTATAAAACGATTTTTTGGTAGATTTGTAAACGAAGATACTGAAAAATTAGAAATAAAAGGAGGTGCTAAAAAGTTTTATCAATCGGTAGTTAGTAAAGTTCCAGTGGTAACAAACGATGCATACAGAACTTATAAATTGAGTGGTATTCAAAAAGTTGTTAAATTAGATATGGATGTAAACGAACTTACACCTAATAATATGAATGTTGAGGGTGTGGAAGAAAAAGGACAAGTAAAAAATAAATAGTTATGACTTCAAAGGAATTTGTTATTTGGTTGAGAGGATTTGTAGCAGCATCTCACAATTATAATATAACTCCAAAACAGTGGGATGAATTAAAAGATACTTTAAAAACAGTAGAAGATACAGTTTTAATTTTAAAAGAAGAAAATATAGTAAAAGATGAAAATTAGTTACGCAATTACAGTATGTAATGAGTTTGATGAAACGATAAAATTATTAACTCTATTACTAAACTATAAATCAACGGAATCAGAAATTGTAATTCTCTTAGATACACCAAAAGCATCTGAAGAACTTATTGAGTATTTAGAATTGCAAGCAAATGCAGATAAAATTACACTAATCGAATCCGAATTTGGTGGAGATTTCGCACAATGGAAAAACCTATTAAACTCACAATGTAAAGGTGAGTGGATATTTCAATTGGATGCGGATGAATTATTATCACCAAACCTTATTGTAAATTTAGAAGATATTTTGGAAGTAAATACGGATAAGGAAATGATTGCAGTTCCAAGAATAAACATCGTAAATGGTTTAACAGAAGCACACATTCAAAAATGGGGATGGAATCTAAACGAAAGAGGTTGGGTAAACTTTCCAGATTTTCAAACCCGTATCTACAAAAACAAACCTGAACAAATTGGTTGGAGTGGTAAAGTGCATGAAAGAATTGTTGGATTCCAATCTTATACATCTTTACCAACTGATGAGTTATATTGTATCAAACACATCAAAGAAATAGAAAGACAAGAAAAACAAAACAATTATTACGATACATTGTAGTGATACACATATATTATCATATTTACGCAATAGAAGGGGTTGAACCTATCATAGAAGAACAACTCACTCTTATAGAAAAATGGATTGATGTTCCATACATTTTGAATGTCGGTATATCAATAGCAAATGATAATTCACCAACCGATAAAATAATCGAAAAATTCTACAATTACCAAAAACCAAATTATCGTATCAGAGATATTCGTTCAAAGGGACATGAAATGATTACTTTAGATTTAATAGAAAAAGATAAAGAAAAATTTGGAGATTCCGATTATATTTTGTATATTCATACTAAGGGCGCATCTAAACAAAATGATGATAAATTACAAAATGTTACCAGTTGGAGACATTTAATGAATTATTTCAATATTGAAAAATGGAAAGATGCAATCCAAATTTTCACTAACACATCATATAACACATATGGGGTTTTGTTTGGGAAAGCAGGAAATTGGACAATATACTCTGGTAATTTTTGGTGGATGAGAGGTTCATACGCAAAAACATTGAACTTAGAAGGGGTAAAAAAGAACAGTAGATATTCTGCAGAACACTCTTTTATACAAATGGGAGAAGATTGGAAACCATATTCACCATATAACAGAGAGGGGGAAGACCATTATTCAATATTATTCGAAAGAAAAGAATATGAAAAATAAATCAAAGGTTACATTTATATACGCATACGATGGGGAGGAATGGTCTACTCCAATGGCATTGGTAAAAGAGTTCCAATTAAGAGGTTGGGAAACTGAAATAGTATCAATTGGTAGTAATAAAACAGGTAACTACAATGATTTAAAATTACAAAGATGGATTGAGTTAAAACCACAAACCGATATTGTAATTTTTATGGATTGGGGTAGATTTGATTCACCATATTTGGATAAGAATTTAGTTCCAAACGCATTTTGGATACAAGAAAGTGGAGATGACCCACAAAATTTTGAAAGAAACTTTCCAAAATCAAACCGATTTCATTTAACATTCACACCGGATTTTGAGGCATATACCGAATATACAAACAGAGGTATAAACGCAAGATGGATTACACACTTTGCAGATACCGAAGTTCAATATCCTATGAACTTAGAACCAAAGTATGTTGCAGTAACAAGTAGAGGTTTGGGTAACTCCGGATTTTTAGACCATTTAACAAATTGGGCAGAGGGAGCAATAGGAAACCAAAACGGAATGGATGCGAAAGAACATACCAAATTCTTAAATAGTGGATTGATGGTTATACAGAATAGTAGATGGGGAGAAATTACTCGTAGAATATTTGAAGGAATGGCATGTGGTAAATTAGTGATAACAGATAGATTAAATGAAAATAAAAAGTTGCATGAAATATTCATTGATAAAGAAGATATAATTTATTATGATGATATGTTCGATTGTATTGAAAAGATAAATTATTACAATGAAAATGAAAATGAAAGGGAAAGAATTGCATACAACGGTTTCCAAAAAGTAACACACAATTATACACAAATACAAGTAGTAGATAAATTAATAGAAGAATGGAAAAGTTACCAATCAGTATCGGCATCTTAGCGTGGAAAAGTGGTCAAACATTAGTTGATACACTTTTAACATACCATAACAATGGTTTATTTAATATAGTAAATGATGTTACTATATTATTTCAAGAGTATTCAGAAGAAGACCACAAAATATCATCTCATTTCAAATTAGATAGTATTTGTCTTTCAACAAATGTTGGAATTGGAAAAGGATTCATTCGTTTAACCCAAAACGCCCAAACCGATAATGTATTGGTGTTAGAGCATGATTGGAAATTGATTGAGAATATCCAAACAACTTACGAAAGATTAAAAAGTGGTTTAGAATTATTAGATGAAGGAATTGATTGTGTTAGATATAGACACAGACAAAATCCAGGTAACCCACATTTTTCTTTTCAATATCAAGGTAGAGAGTTAGATTATTACGATAACGAAATAGAATGTACTTCACCACACTTATTAGATTCGGTACATTGGACAGACCCATCAGTTCAGTTTCCTGATAAAATACAAAAGAAAGGTGAATATTTTCTAACAACATCCAGATGGGGTAATTTCACAAATAATCCTTGTCTTTACAAAAAAGGATTTTATTTAGATACGGTATTACCATTTGTTGGGGATGGTATTGCATTAGAAGGTAATATTAGTAGATGGTGGGCAAAACAATCCAATATTGGAGTAGCACATGGTGAAGGATTATTTACTCACATTGATAGTAGAAAATACGGAGTATGACCAAATTTATAATATTTGATTTAGATGGTGTATTGGTAGAAGCCAAAAAAATACATTATGAAACTTTAAATAAAGCATTGGAAGAAATCCATTCTTCATATGTAATATCTGAAAGTGAGCATCTTTCAATATACGATGGTTTAAAAACAACTCAAAAATTAGAATTATTAACTAAATATAAAGGATTGAGTAATCATTTATATGAACAAATTTGGAATAGAAAACAAGAACTTACAATAGAAGCTATTTCAGAATTGCAACCAGATTTACAAAAGATTGAACTTTTTAAAGAATTAAGAGATAGGGGATACAAATTGGCATGTTGTTCAAACTCAATTAGAAGGTCTGTATTGGTAATGTTATCAAAGATTGGTATAATTGAATATATGGATTTAATCCTTTCCAATGAAGATGTAAAAAACTCTAAACCACATCCTGAAATGTATTGGAAAGCAATGAGTATGATGGGGGTATTACCAGAGGAAACCTTAATCGTAGAGGATTCACCACATGGATTGTTAGCAGCAAGTAGGAGTAGAGCAAATGTATTAAGGGTAGATAATCCAAAAGATTTGGAAATAACAAAAATTATTCGTAAATTAGAACAAAATAAAATTATGAGCATACCAAAATGGCAAGGTGGTAAGATGAATGTTCTTATCCCAATGGCAGGAGCAGGGACAAGATTTCAACAGGCCGGATACACATTCCCAAAACCACTTATTGATGTTGAGGGAAAACCGATGATTCAAGTTGTAACTGATAATCTTAATATTGATGCAACATTTATTTATGTTGTTCAAAAAGAACACAGAGAAAAATATAATTTGGATACTCTTTTAAACTTAATTACCCCCAATTGTAAGATTGTGGAAGTAAATGGTTTAACAGAAGGAGCAGCATGTACAACTCTTTTGGCTAAAGAATATATTAATAATGATGAACCATTACTTATGGCAAACTCCGACCAATTTGTGGAGTGGGATAGTAATGAGTTTATGTATAAAATGATTGAACAAAAAGTAGATGGTGGTATTTTAACATTTAAAGCAACCCATCCAAAATGGTCATTTGCTAAAATTGATGAATATGGGTATGTTACCGAAGTGGCAGAAAAGAATCCAATTTCAGATATAGCAACTGTTGGTGTTTACTATTGGGCTAAAGGTTCTGATTATGTAAAGTATGCAGAACAAATGATTGAAAAGAATATTAGAACCAACAATGAGTTTTATGTTTGTCCTGTATTTAATGAGGCAATCGGAGATGGTAAAAAAATAAAAACATTCAACATAGAAAAAATGTGGGGGTTAGGAACACCTGAAGATTTAAAATATTACTTAGAAAATAAAAAATGATATTAATATCGCATAGAGGAAATTTAAACGGAAAGATTTTAGAAAAAGAAAATCATCCAGATTACATTGATGCTGCTATTAAAGAAGGATTTGATGTTGAAATTGATGTTTGGTTTAACGATGGTGTTTTATATTTAGGACATGATGTAATTCAATATCAAATTTCATCCGATTGGTTAAAACAAAGAATTGGAGAATTATGGATTCATTGTAAGAATATAGATGCAATAGAATGGTTCAATCAATACGGACAAAATTTTAACTATTTTTGGCATCAAGAAGATACAGTAACTTTAACATCAAAAGCATACATTTGGGCATATCCTGGAAATCAACCAATAGAGAGAAGTATTGCAGTACTGCCAGAATTAAAAAAGGATAACATTAGTAAATGTATGGGTATATGTTCAGATTATATAATTAAATATAAATAAAGATATGAAAAAACCTAAAGAACCAATTCAACTATTTAAAGTTCATATGAACCCAAACGCGAAAGTAGAGGTTGGGAAAATTTTAGATAGTGGATACATAGGTCAAGGACCTAAAGTAGAAGAATTTGAAAAAAAATTAAATGAATATTTTAATTCAGATAAAGTAGTTACACTGAATTCAGGAACAGCAGGATTACATCTTGCACTACATTTATTAAAAAATCCATCAAAAAATTATAGAGATGTATTTGATGGCATCGCATTTACAGAAAATCACTGGCCTGGTATTGAAAATGGTGATGAAGTGTTGGCAACTCCATTAACCTGTACCGCATCTAACTGGCCAATTCTTGCAAACGGATTAAAAATAAAATGGGTAGATATTGATGAAAAAACCCTTAATATGGATTTGGATGATTTAGAAAGAAAAATCACACCAAAAACAAAAGCAATCATTGCAGTACATTGGGGAGGGTATCCATTAGATTTGGATAGATTAAAAGAAATTCAAGCAAAAGCAAGACAATTGTATGGATTTGCACCTGCAATTATCGAAGATGGGGCACACTCATTTGGTTCAGAATTTGGTGGTAAAAAATTAGGAAATCATGGAAACATCGTAATGTATTCTTTACAGGCAATAAAACATATTACTTCCGTTGATGGTGGTTTATTATTACTTCCACACCAACAATTATACAATAGAGCAAAATTAATTCGCTGGTACGGAATTGATAGAGAAGGAAATAGAAAAGATTTTAGATGTGAAGCGGATATTGAAGAGTGGGGTTACAAAGCACATATGAATGATGTATGTGCAACTGTTGGAATTGAGAATCTAAAAGATGCGGAATGGATTATTGGAAAACATAGAGAAAATGCAAAATTTTATGATGAAAATTTAAAAAATGTTAAAGGTGTAACTTTATTAGAAAGAAAACCAAAACATAATTCGGCATTTTGGATTTACAGCATGTTAGTTGATGATAGAGATGGTTTCTATAAGTGGATGAAAGAATGTAATATTGTGGTATCTCAAGTTCACGAAAGAAACGATAAACATACCTGTGTTAAAGAGTATAAAACCGCTCTACCTACATTGGAAAAAACTATTGGAAAAGTTGTTTCAATACCTGTGGGTTGGTGGGTGACTGAAGAAGAAAGACAATATATTGTAGATTGTATTAAAAAAGGATGGTAATATGTACAAGCATAAAAACGGATTGATTTTAAAAAAAATAGAAAAAGAGGATTTAGATGATTTAAAAAATCTTAAAAACGAATCTTGGTTTGGTACTCATAATATAACCTTTGTTAATTCAGAAGACCAACTAAAGTGGTTTAATTCTTTAAATTCGAATAAAGATTTAATACTGATAATTTACGATTCCAAATTCAATAAAAAAGTAGGTTTATATAAAATAAATGAAATTGATTGGGTAAACAGAAAATGTTCAGAGGGGCATGATGTATTTGAATCTTCTCGTGGACTTGGGTATGGTAAATTAATTTTAGAAGCGGGAATAGATTTTGTTTTTGAAGTATTAAATATGAACAGAGTAGAGGCAGAAGTTTTAGAAAACAATGTAGCATCTCAAAAATGTTGTGATTACGTTGGATATAAAAAAGAGGGTGTAAAAAGAAAAGCTATTCATAAATGTGGAGAATATCTTGATTCATTTATTTACGGACTGTTAAGAAGCGAATGGAGTGAATTGGAAAGAGTTAAAAACTATGGTGGTATATGTAATACTTCATATGTACCAAAAAATGAAAAAAAATGAAAGTAGCGTTAGTATTAACCGGATTAGCAAGAAATGTAAAAGAAGGTTATAATCAATATTGGAAACATATAATTGATAATTATGAAACCGATGTTTATTTATATTATTGGAAAGATGGAGAATATGAAACCGTTTTAGATACTTACACACCTAAAAAATATGTTTGCAAAGAACCGTTTTCATTTTTAAATTACAGAGAAAATGTAATATCACCTGGTGATAAATTGGCAAGACCAATATTTCCATACAATGTTGCAGGTAATTTTACTTCACTTCCAATGATTTATGCTTGGCAAAATGGTTATAATTTAATAGAAGGTGAATACGATTGTATAATCAGAAGTAGATTTGATATGGGGTCTGATACACCAATTGATTTAGAAAAAATTGATTTAGAAAAAATAAATGTAAGTAATCACCATTGGCCAAATTCTGAAATTTTGGATGATAATATTCTTATTTCAAATCAAAAAAATTCAACCGAATTATACAAAGATATATTTGATGTCTTTGTAAAAAATATAAAAGAAGAAGGTTTAATACATTTTGGTGAAAAAAATTTTACAAAAATAGTTGCACAAAAAAATTTATACAATAAAGTGTGTAAATCAAATGAAATAAACTTTAAGTTATTAAGAGAATTTAAAATTTGGTATTAAAATGAAAATAGGATATGTTATACCACTATATTTTGGACCACGAAATTACATTCATCCAAAATACAACGATGATATTTTTTTTCTAATTAAGACTCAATTTCAGTACATAGGAAACCTAAATTGTAAATTAGATAAAATTTATATAATATGTACATTTGATGATTGGAGTTCATCGGATAATATAATAAATGAGTTAAAAATCATTTTAAAAGATTATAATAATGTTGTTATAGAAAAAAGAGAAAATCTAGGTGGTTCATATTGTTCTTGGAAACATGCATTAAATATGGATAATGGAGAATGTGATTATATCTTTTTAAATGAAGATGACCACGTACTTTTTGAACCAAACATTATTGGAGAACTTTTACAATATTGGGATGAAACACCGGAATTACTTTATTTGTGCCAATATTGGACAGATAAACCATACAGTATTTTTCATAATGGAATATCTTATTCAGTTCCCAAACATGCAACGATGTCTGCTGGATTATTAAACAATAAACTTTATAACAAATTAAGAATTGAAAACAACTTAGATTTCAGAGTTGTTTATGATGGAGGATATAACGCTATGTATCTTAATCAATCTATCTTTTTAGAAGATTACAGAGAAAACAACATTTTAATAAAAGATTGGAGAGAAAAATATAGTTCATATTTTCCACATAGTGATATAGATTTTGGAAATGAAAATGGATTAAAATTGTTAATGCCAATTATAGAAAAATATTTTTAAACATTAAAGTATGAGTAAGTTAGTAAGTGGATACCTTTGGGCATTTAGAAATTATGAAAGTGGAAAAAAATCTGTAAATAGTTTAAGAAAGTTTTATCCTGATGCTGATATTTTTATCAATGTTGATTTTGAAGGAGATGTTGAAAACTATAAAAAAGTTTGTGAAGAAATTGGAGGAACTATTTCAGTAAATCAATTTCAATTAGGTTATTGTGGAAACTTTGGAGATAGAGATTTTGGATATGAATGTTGGAGTAGAGAATCAACTTTTGAATGGTTGAGAGGCATTTATGAAGCATGTAAAAAAACTAATTCAAAATATATGTTTTTATTGGAAGAGGATGATTTTATATTGAAGAATGTTAGTTTACTTAATGAAGAAGTATCAATGGCAATCCATCCAACGGCACCATCACCAACGGGTTGGAACAGACCTAATTTTATACCAAATGAGTTTTTATTATATATAAATGATAAAGGTGGTATAGCAGAATCACCTGGATATGCAAGTGGTGGTGGAACATTTTTTAACAGATTGGAATTCATAGATGCTTGGGAAAGAGTTAAAAATGACCTTTGGAAAGATTATGATTATCTCAAATCTGTAAACAAAATAATTGGATGGGCGGATTATATATTACAGTTTGTTATGCAAGTTGGTGGATATCAAATAGTTCAAAACAATCAATTGTGTGAGCATTGGGAATTACCAAACGATTGGGAAAAATTTGAAATAGTTACAGGTCTAAAAGACCATACTTTAATAAAATTATGAAATATACAATATTAGGGTGTATAACAAAATATACAGTTGATGATATTAAACCATATGTTGAATCAATAAAACAAAGCGGATTCAATGGAAATAAGGTTATGTTGGTGTACGATGTATCAGAAGAAACCTTAAAATATTTGGATGATAACGGTTGGTTATTAGTTCAATCAGAATTATATGAACACATTATCTTACAAAGATTTAGAGATATTTACGCACTTTTAGACCAATTAGAAACGGATATAATTATTTGGACAGATGTTAAGGATTTAGTATTCCAAAACAATCCCATACATTGGATTGAAAAGAATATGAAAAAAGACATTTTGGCACTATCTGAATGTGTAAAGTTTAAGGATGATAGTTGGGCAGTTGTAAATGCGGGTTCATCATTTCCGTTAGAATGGGAGTGGTTGCAAGATAAGATATCATATTGTGCAGGAACTATTGTTGGTAAAAAGGAAGCAATCAGAGACCTATTTATTGATATTTACAGATGGAGTAAAACTACTGCAAATCCACAACAACTTTCAGACCAGGCAGCATACAACGTTCTTATAAACCTACATCAATTTAAGAATGTAGTTCAATTTGTAAATCAAGAGGAAGGATTTGCAACTCAATTAGGAACGGTTTTTATAAAAGGAAACGAATTACCTATAACAGAACCAACACCAATATACAAAAACGGAAAGTTCTATAATCAAAATGGAAATGAGTTTTGTATAGTTCATCAATACGATAGAAATCCACAGATAAAAGAAGAAATTAAACAACTATACAAATGAAAGGTGTAATTACAATATTTTCAATGCCACAAGAATTGGAAGATTTGGCATTAACATTGGATAAACTAAAAAGAAACTCTGCATTTATAGATAATTCTGTAAATTATAAAGTAGAAGTTACTATGTGTTTATCGGACCAATTAACCGATTGGGAAAAAACACAATTACCAAAACAATACATTAAAGATAGAACAACAGAATTATGCCAAAAATACTTAGATTGGTGTGATTTTTCATTACAATTTGATAACGAAGAAGTATTGGGATGTGTATCTCAAAGAAGATGGAGTTTGAAAAACAATCAGGACGCAGATTTCTTTATTTGGTTAGATTGTGATATGTTGTTTAAAGATACTACATTATATTACATAACTTCTGCATATCAAATGGTAAAGGATAGTGGATTGGATATGTTTGTAATAACACCGCAGTTTTTAAAACAATGGGATAATACTTGGGATGTTGTTGCAAACAAAAAATATTGGAATTATCCTATAAATTACCACTTAACGGCAGATGTTTATAGTGAAGTCTTACCACAATTTGAAGAAGTAAATGTATCAGAGATAAATACGTTTAAGTTTGCAGGAGGGTGGTTTACACTTATTTCTAAAGACCTATTAAATAAAGTTGGTGTTCCGGAATCATTTGGACATTATGGATTGGAGGATACATTTGTTATGGTATGTTGTATGTATATGAAACAAAGGGGAGAGAATGTATCACAATTTGTTATAGAAAACATAATTGCAAATGAAATACATAAAAATAGAACCAATAATACTATAAAAAACTTCATAAGTTCAAAGGATAAGAAAGAGGAGTTTAAGAGAATTGCTGAACAAAATTTTGAAAAAGAAGTTAATAATTTCAATAATAAATAATTGGTATATATTTATATCAGTATAATAAACTAAAAATATGAAATTTGAACTAACCAACCCAAAAGCTTGGAAAGCAGTATCGGAAAGAAATATCCCAATGGCACACAAAATCAAAGTTTATGAAAAACTTGGTGGTGCATATCGTTTAGGTGAGAACGGTGGAGAGCAAGTATTCAACGATATAACAGAATTGTTAAAAAGTAAATTAAACGAAGAAGAGGGTTCAGACCACGAAGTGGGGATGGCATTAAATCAATTAGATGATATCATCAAAAATGCAACCGAACTTAAAGGAAAAATTGGAACCGAAGAAACTAATTTAGCAGGTTGGATTCAGGACCACATTTCACAAGCACAGAACTTCATTAACCAAGCAAACACCGGTTTCCACAAATTGGATAATAGTGAATTAAGTGAAGGGTTCAAACACATCATTTCAGTAGAAACTCCAACACAGGTAGTATCAAAACCAGTTCAAAAACAAATTGAGGATTTGGCTAAGAAGGGAGTTCGTTCAAAAGAAATTGGTTTGAAAATGGGATTTGTTGGAAACAACAAAGCAGCAGAAAACGCATTTCAAAAACTAAAAAATAAAATCTACTTTGCATTAGATAGCAGATACGAATCAATCAACGAAGGTGTTAGAGTAGAGGATGAAAGACACATCGGTAATGGTTTAATGATTATCATTAATGATAACGGTAAAATGATATCTGCATATTTCAAAAACAAAAAGAACGCAGATAAATACAACAGAAATAACGAAGAGGATGTAAAAACCATATTAGATTTGGCAAAGAAAGCCGGATTTGGTAAATCATTAGATGAATCGGTCAACGAAGTAAAATATCCAACTGATTTAGAAGTTGGTTCTGTAATAATGGGACAAGGTTTTACTATGTTAAAAGGAATCGAAGGTGGCAAATATTACAAAGTTGTTGAAATGGATGATTATTCGGCGACATTGGTTCCATCTGATAAAAATGGTAATGTAAAAGGTTCTAAAAAAGTTAGACATAAATTAGATTCAATCGAAGGTGGTATTAAAACAGCAAAGAGAGGTGATGAAAACGGAATTGTTGTAATTAAAGAATCAATCAACGAAGGTGTTTCTCCAAAAGAATTGGAAAAGATTAAATCGGCAGTAGAAGCAGCATCTTCATTTATGAGTGTTGGTTCAGAATTGAAAAAAATGGGTATAAGATACATTTTCGCAACCGAACCACTTCCAATCTACATCGTTCAACCAACTCCAAATAATAAGGTTGCAATTGTAAACAAAAGATACGCAACTAAACCTGATTTCGTAGTAGGTGATATTGCAGTAGGTGTAATGGACTAATAAAAATCAGAAAATGGAAAACATATATTCAGTTTTAATAACGGCAATTACAGTATTAGGTGGAGCAGGTGCATGGAGATATTATGAGAAAAGAGCAATCAGAAAAGAAAAGGATGAGGAGTTTATCAGACACGATTGTAGAGATAGAATTGCAAAACTTGAAGCACTACTTGCATCATCTTCGCAAGAAAAAGATGAAATGCGAAACCTTATTATTCAACTCACAGCACAAGTTGCAGAGTTAAGAGTTAAGGTGGAGTTTCTTTCCGCTGAAAACGAAAAGTTGGAAAAGAGTAGAAAAAGAAAAAAGACTATACTAAATGACTAACAAAAAACTATTGAATGAGTTTTTTACAAAATCAACTTCCGCAATGTGGCACGGAATGAAAGTTGAGTTTGGAAAGGTGTATGGAAATCCTGCACTTAATGCATTTAAACCAGTTGAAGAAGCAGTTAGTAAAAAATTAAGAGTATTTGATTTTGATGATACATTAGTTCAAACAAAATCTAACATATACGTTACACAAAAAAATGGTAAAAAATTAACTCTAACACCGGGTGAATATGCAGTTTATGATGAAAAGCCTGGAGATGAGTTTGATTTTTCAGATTTCCAAAGTGTAAAACAACCACAAGAAATAAAAGGTGTAACCAGATTATTAAAAAATATAGTAAGAGTAGGTGGAGCAGATGTGGTGATATTAACTGCAAGAGAAGCATACAAACCTGTAAAGGATTACTTAAATGATATTGGGTTAAATAACATTTATGTTGTTGCATTGGGAGATGCAGACCCACAAAAGAAAGCTGACTGGATTGAAGGTAGGATAAAAGATGGAGTAAATGATGTATATTTTATTGATGACTCACATAAAAACATTCAGGCAGTAAAGAGTTTGGAAAAAAAATATCCAAAGATATCTCTTAAAGTAAGACATGTTCAGCATGAAATACCAAAGGCACCAAAACAGGTGAGTGAAAGAATTTCAATGTTAAACAGATTGGTTCCAAAATACAAATAGAATATATTTATTTACACAATAGAAAAGATATGACAAATTATAGAGCAGCATCGGCAGTAGAAATTACAGGTAGTGCAACCGCATCATCAAGAGCGTGGGGTGTATTAAAATCAACTACTGGAACTTCTGGTTCGATTACATTAGATGATAGAACTACTATTAAAATAGAACATTTGGCAGTTGGACAACCGTTCCCTTGTCATGTAAAAAGTGTTTCTGTTAGTGCAGGAAGTGTTTACATTTTAGCATAAAGTATAGTATTAAATAGGTTATGATTTATTTATTTACAGGACAACCTGGTAGTGGTAAAACTACTTTGGCAAAAAAGTTACAGTTCTTTCTCCAAACCGATAAGAAAAATTGGAGAAAATCCGTATTCCACATTGACGGTGACCAATTAAGAGAATTATTTCCAAACACAGATTATTCAAAAGAAGGTAGGTTGAAAAACATTCAACTTGCATTTAATATTGCAAAGTTCCTACATCATAGTGGAAACGATGTTGTAATCAGTTTAGTTTCTCCATACAAAGAATTGAGGGATGAATTGAAAAAGGATTGTAGAGCAACTGAAATATACTGCCACACTAAAAAAATTAGAGGTAGGGAAGATTTCTTTGCATTAGATTACGAGAAACCAACGGAGTTTTTTGTTGATTTGGACACATCCGAAAATACAGATGATACATTTAAAAAGTTATTAAAATTAATCCTATGAAAAAATATGCATTATACATCGGTAGATGGCAAAACTGGCACAAAGGACATGAGTGGCTAATTAACCAACAATTGGAAAAGGGCAAAAATGTTTGGGTAGCAATCAGAGATGTTCAGCAGGATGAAAACAATCCAAAAACTGCACAACAAATCCTAAAAGAATTACAAAACGAACCATTCTTTACCAATAATTTTGATAAAATATTGTTATCAATTATTCCAGATATAGAATCTGTAAATTACGGCAGAGGAGTTGGTTATGAAGTAATATATCATGAACCACCAACTGAAATTGGAGAAATTAGTGGAACGAAAATTCGAAAAGGTGATATTGATAGCACAGGTAATCCAATACACTAATATACTTTCAGAATGGTTTCTTTGGATTCTAAATTTATATTTTTGTTACCTCCTAAAACCGGTTCAACTTCCTTTACACAATGTCTGAAAAATTCTGAAATTAGATTTTCTAAACCACAAAAAAATCCGGAATATCCGGAATATCATCTTACTCTTTCTGAATTATTAGATTTGTATAATATAAAAATAGAAGAATTATCTGACTATAAAATAATTCAAATTATTAGAAATCCATACGATAGATTTATTTCTTCATATTTTCATCAAATAGAAATACATAACAAATATAATTCAATTGATGAGTTGCTGAATAATCTTTTAATATATAAAAGCCTATTACCAAATAAACTAAATCAATTTTATATGAAATTTTATGGAACTATTCAATATAAATTTCATTCTTTTTCTAATAAAAATTGGGGAGGTGCTAGATTTTGGTTTGAACAAAATTGGTGGAATGATGTAGACGCTAATGTTACATATTTTAAATTGGAGGAAATATCAAAGGACATATCCCAATTATCAAATTTTATAAATTTTAAATTAAACCAATTAGATAATCTGAAACCCAATTTATCTAAAAGAGAGATAGATTATAAAATATATTATAATTCGGAAATATTTGAAAAGGTAAAAAAACTATATGTTAATGATGTAAAATTATTTGATTATGAATTTTAAATATTTAGGAAATTGTGATATATCCGAAATTAAAAACAAAATACAGAATTTACCAGAAAACGTTTGGGATGAATATATTTTTAGACAAAAACAATATGATGCTCACAAAGACACTAAATCTATTAATGTAAAATTTTCACAAGAATCATCCGAATTTGGAATAGAAGCAGATGAAACCAAATATTATAAATTGTTGGGGTTTAATAAATTTTTAAACTCAATAGTAAATTTATATAAATTAGAATATGGAGATGGGTATTTTCAAAGAATTTTAATTGTAAACTTACCAAAATTTAAAAACATAGAAATGCATTACGATGTTGGTTATGGATTGATTATATGCAAAAGAACACATATTCCAATTGTAACAAATGATGAAATATTATTTCAAATAGAAAATGAAACAAAAAATTTAAAAGAAGGCGAAATTTGGGAAATAGACAATCAAAAATCCCATGCAGTTTATAATCAAACAAATGTAGATAGAATTCATCTAATATTGGATTATATGCCAACAAAAAACAATAAAACCATAAAATCTTTAATATGATAGTAGAAAGAAAAAGACATATAGCAAAAACAATATCTTACAGAGTTATATCTACTTTAATAGGATTTGGTATAATGTGGTGGGTAAGTGGTTCTGTTAAAGTGGGAGCGGCATTTGGTGTTGCAGAATTAGTTTATAAACCAATACAATATTATTTACATGAGAGATTTTGGTATAAATGGATAAAATTCGGACTAAAAAAAGAAGATTGATATACTTATACATAGGTAATTAAAGTATAATAGTATGGAAAATCAAGAAGAAAACGAAGAATTTTTCCCAAACATTCAACAAAAATTAACTAAAAGAGGTTTGGGAGCCAGACCAATTTTAGAATCTCAAATTAGAGCAGCACAAGAAAAATCACGTTCGGCATTAGAAGCATCGAGAACATTAGGTATATCATATAATACCTACAAAAAGTATGCAAAACTTTATGGTATTTTCGAAGACCTTAAAAATCCTTATGGTATTGGTATTGAAAGGAAGGTTAGTATCAGAAACACAAAATATCATATTGATGATTTGATTGATGGTAAACATCTAAAATATCCTTTACACAAATTTAAAAACAAACTATTCGCAAGTGGATATGTTCCAAAAGTTTGCGGCAGTTGTGGGTTCAGTGAAGAAAGAATTACAGATGGTAAAATGCCACTACTTATAGATTTCTTAGATGGAAACTTAAACAACAGAAAATTAGATAATATCAGACCATTATGTTACAATTGTTTTTTCTTATTAGTTGGAGAAAGACATGTAAAGACATGGTATGCAGAAAATGGGATACCGGAGGAAGAAGAATATGATAACAGTAACAGAGAGAGCACAGAAGCAGATATTGAAATTAATTGATGAAATCGAACTAAGCTCACCTTATTTACGAGTGGATGTCGTAGGGGGTGGATGTAGTGGATTATCGTATTCGCTCGCTTTTGTAGAAGATAGGCAAGAATTTGATGAACTGTTTGAAAATAATTCAATAAAAATTTTGATAAGTAAAAAAAGTTTATTATATTTGTTAGGAACTGAATTGGATTTTACCGATGGATTAAACGGTAAAGGATTTCAGTTTAATAATCCAAATGCAAGTAGAACCTGTGCGTGCGGAGAAAGTTTTGGTGTATAATAAACATTTTATGGCGAAAAAAAATACTAAAGAAAATATTAGTAAAACGGAAAAACCTACAAAATACGAATACATATTTAGGAGTGAAGGATGTGTGTCGATTTGGAAGTATGATACGGATATAACAACATTTGGTCCAATTTCAGTTGAGCACAAATGGGATAACGAATATCTGAAAAACTTAGAACTTCGACAAAAAAGAGGAAGATAATTTGTAAAAGTAAAAAACTTTATGTATATTTGTGAACAACAAAGTAGGATGAGTACGAAAAACTTAAACAATAACAAACAAGCAACAAACCCGAAAGGTGTGGTATCCCCACACCTTTTTTTATTTTTAACAATCAATTAACAATTTTTATTAACAAAACAAAACAATTATGAAAAAAGTAATTTTACTATTTCTAATGATTATGACGAGCTACATCAGTTTCGGTCAAATCACAACATCAACAATCTCCGGATTTGTAAAAGACCAGAAAGGTGAAACCATTCCAGGAGCAACAATCCATGCGGTGCATGAGCCAACTGGTACAAACTACTATTCTGTTACAAACAAAAATGGGGTATTCGTATTACCCGCAGTTAGAGTTGGTGGTCCTTACACAGTTCACGCTACATTTGTTGGATTTAACAAAGGTGAGTTAAAGAATGTAGCAGCTCAATTGGGTAACACTACAAACTTAACAATGGTTTTAATTGAAAATACAGTTGCATTAAATGAGGTGGTAGTAACTGCTCCAAATAATGATGTATTTTCAAAAGACAAAACCGGAGCATCTCAACAATTTGGAAGAAGAGAATTAACTACCATTCCAATTACAGGTGCAAGAACAATCAATGGTATTACTAAATACAATGCCTTTGGTGATGGTTCTTCATTCGGAGCACAAGATTCTCGTTTGAACAACTTCACAATTGATGGTTCTCAATTCAACAACAACTTCGGTTTAGGTTCTTCGGCACAAGCGGGTGGTAGAACCGGAGCATCGGCAATCTCTTTAGATGCGATTGAGCAACTTCAGGTTAATATTGCACCTTTTGATATTCGTCAGAGTGGGTTTACTGGCGCAGGTATCAATGCAGTGACACGAAGTGGTACAAACGAAATTGAAGGAAGTGTTTATCAAACACAAAGAGATAATAGTTCTCGTTATGTTGGTGATAATGCAAGAGGAACAACCGTAACTGCATCTAAATTCGATGAGAAGGTACAAGGTTTCCGTTTGGGTGCACCAATTATTAAAAACAAATTATTTATCTTTGGTAACTATGAGAATATAGAAAGAACAGAGCCAGGTACAACTTGGATTTCAACCGGTTCTCCTTTAACAGGTTCTCAAATTAGTAGACCTACTTTCCAACAATTAACTGACCTTTCTAACTTTATGAGAGAGAAGTTTGGTTATGAAACAGGTCCATTTGAGGGATATTCTAACACAAACGTTTCAGAAAAATTCTTAATTAGAACGGATTGGAACATTAACGATAAACACAAATTAACTGCTCGTTATGTTCATCACGATTCTGAAGCACAAATTGGTATTTCAAACTCACAATCGGCAGGTTTTGGTAATAGAACTCAAAACATCAATGCAATGAGTTTCCAAAATAGTGGTTATACTATTCAAGATAATACTCGTTCAGGAGTATTGGAATTAAACTCTAAATTCTCAAATACTTTACATAACAACTTAATTGTTTCCTATGATAAACAAATTGAGAACAGAGGTTACTTATCTCAAATGTTCCCAACTATTGATATTAAAGAAGGTGCAACCACTTTAACATCAGTAGGTTTTGACCCATTCACTCCAGGAAACAAATTAGATTATTGGACTTTCAACATAACAAACAACGTTACAAAGTATTTTGAAAAACATACTTTAGTTGGTGGTTTTAACTTCCAAAAATATCAATCTAATAACTTATTCTTTCCTGCATCTAATGGTGTTTACATTTTCAATAGTTTAGCAGATTTCTATACTGCAGCAAATCAATCATTAGCAAACGGTGGTGCACCATCAACATTTGCACCTGCTCGTTTCCAATTCCGTTATTCGGCATTACCTGGAGCAGTTGAACCGATGCAAACTTTAGAGTCTACCAGATTAGATTTATATTTGCAAGATGAGTACAATGCAACCGAAAATCTCAAATTATCATTCGGTATTAGAACCAACGTTATTGGATTTGAGGATACGGCATTAGAAAATCCGGCAGTATCAAATATGTTTTGGTTAAACGGACAACGATTAAATACTGGAACAATGCCTAAAACTCAAGTTCTTTTTGAACCGAGATTTGGTTTTAACTATAACTTAAAAGGTGAAAGTAAAACACAATTTAGAGGTGGTACAGGTGTATTCACAGGTAGACCTCCGTATGTGTTCTTATCTAACCAAATTGGTAACAATGGTGTATTGACAGGATTTATTGATGTGAGTGGTGCAGCGGCAGCTAATTATGGTTTCACCGCAGACCCTAACAAATATTTCATTCCATCAACACCAACTTTACCAACTACATTTGATTTGGCATTAACAGACCCTAACTACAAATTTCCACAAGTTTGGAAAACAAATTTGGCAGTTGACCAACAATTACCTTGGTTAGGTTTGATAGCAAGTGCGGAATATTTGTATAATAGAACCTTAAATGCAGTTCATTACTATGAGGCAAACTTACAAAATCCAATTGGAACATTGGGTGGTGTAGATAACAGACCTCGTTTTGGTGGAACCGATGCAACTGTTAGAATTAACAACAACGTATCAAGAGCAGCAGTTCTTACTAACAGAAACGGAGCATTCCACGAATCATTAACCTTAAAATTAGAATTACCTTACAGAAAAGGTTTATGGGGTTCATTTGCATGGACAACTGCAAACTCAAAAGACTTTATGAGTGCAGGTTCAATCGCAAGTGGTTCATGGCAATCTGCTTTATCTGTTGCAGGAAACAATCAATTAGATTTATCAATTGCTGATGCATTTGTTAAAAATCGTTTTGTAGGTTTATTAGGTTATAAATTTGAATATGGAAATAAAGTTGGAACTGCAACAACCGTTACTTTAGGTTATGTGGGACAACAATCAAATCCATTCTCTTATATTGTAGCAGGTGACTTAAACGGTGATAGAGTAAACAACAATGATTTGTTATTTGTTCCACTAAAAGGTTCAGATATTAAATTTGCACCATTAACAGTTGGTACACGAGTTTATACTGAAGCAGAACAACAGGCTGCATTTGACGCATTTATTGAGCAAGATGATTACTTAAAGACTCGTAGAGGTCAATACGCTGAAAGAAACGGTGGGTTGTTACCTTACTTACACAGATTAGACCTTTCAGTAGCACAAGATTTCTTTGTAAAAATTGGAGGAAAGAAAAACTCATTCCAAGTAAGAGCAGATATTCTTAACTTTACAAATATGTTGAATAAAGATTGGGGAGTTTCTCAAAGAGCAACCGCACCTCAATTATTGAACTTTGTAAGTAGAGATGCTGTTACAAACGTTCCAACATATAGATTAGCTACTCAAAGATTAGTAGATGGTTCTACAATCTTAGCAAGAGATACTTATCAATTCAACTCATCAGTATTTGATGTATGGAGTGCACAATTAGGTATTCGTTATACATTTGGTAGATAATACAAACATATCTAAACTTAAATGGGGGAAAGTAAAATTTCTCCCATTTTTGTTTGGTAATATGGAAAACTTTTCGTATATTTGTTCAAACGAAAATAAACAAACACAAAAATAGATTATGGAAAAAGTTATTAAATTTGATTTAGAAGCACGAAATGGATTAAAAGTTGGTGTAGATAAATTAGCCAACGCAGTTAAGGTTACATTGGGACCTAAAGGTAGAAATGTTATTTTACAGAAATCATTTGGAACACCACACATTACAAAAGATGGTGTATCAGTTGCCAAAGAAATTGAATTAGAAGACCCGATTGAAAACATTGGAGCACAATTGGTAAAAGAGGTGGCATCTAAAACGGCAGACCAAGCTGGTGATGGAACTACAACGGCAACTGTATTGGCACAAGAAATCTTTTCATTGGGTATTAAGAACGTTGCAGCAGGTGCAAATCCAATGGACTTAAAAAGAGGTATTGATATTGCAGTATCATCTGTTGTAAAAGAATTGGGTAGTATCTCTAAAAAGATTTCAACATCAAAAGAGATTGAGCAAGCTGCAACTATCTCTGCAAACAATGATAGTGAGATTGGTTCAATGATTGCATCGGCAATGGAAAAGGTTGGTAAAGATGGTATCATCACCGTAGAGGAAGCAAAAGGTACTGAAACGGAAGTGAAAACCGTAGAAGGTATGCAGTTTGATAGAGGTTATCTTTCACCATACTTTGTAACTAATCAGGAGAGCTTAAATGCAGAATTAGAAACTCCATACATCTTATTATATGATAGAAAGATTTCAGCAATTAAAGAGATTTTACCTATTTTAGAACAAACCGCACAATTAAACAAACCTTTACTTATCATAGCAGAAGATATTGATGGTGAAGCATTGGCAGGATTAGTTGTAAATAAACTAAGAGGTATCTTAAAGGTAGCAGCAGTTAAAGCACCTGCATTTGGTGATAGAAGAAAAGAAATGTTGGAAGATATTGCAGTATTGACGGGTGGAACAGTTTTATCTGAAGAAAAAGGATATAAATTAGAAGATGCTAAATTAGATTTATTAGGTTCAGCAGAAAAAGTAAATATTGATAAAGATAGTACAACAATTATCAATGGTGCAGGGACAACTGAAGAAATCCAAAGTAGAATTTCAACAATCAAAACACAGATTGAAAAAGCAACATCGGATTATGATAAAGAGAAACTACAAGAAAGATTATCTAAATTGGCAGGTGGTGTTGCAATTCTTTATATCGGTGCAACTACTGAAGTAGAAATGAAAGAAAAGAAAGATAGAGTGGATGATGCACTTCACGCAACCAGAGCAGCGGTAGCAGAGGGTATTGTACCTGGTGGTGGTACTGCTCTTATTAGAGCACAATCGGTATTGAATACATTTATGGAAACGGAAGCGGATGTAAATACCGGAATTGATATTATCCGTAAAGCAGTTGAAGCACCTTTAAGAACAATCGTTCAAAATGCGGGTGGTTCAGCAGAAGTTATCATCAACGAAGTTCGTAATGGTGATGGTAATTATGGATATAATGCAAGAGATGAAAGATACGAAGATTTGGTATCAGCAGGTATTATTGACCCAACCAAAGTGACCAGATTGGCATTGGAAAATGCAGCATCAATTGCATCACTATTATTAACTACCGAATGTGTAGTTGGAACCAAAAAAGAAGAAACACCACAATTACCACAAGGTGGTGGTTTCGGAGGAATGTAATAAGTAAAAACAAATATAAACATTAAAAACAAAAATTATGGCGAAGTATTATTCAGTTATTGTAGCAGTAGAAATCGAAGATGCTAAAGGTAAACTTAAAAAGAACAAAGAAAACTATTTAGTAGATGCATTATCTGTTACAGAAGCAGAAACCAAATTAGTAAATAAATTTACCAAAGAAGGTGTAAATTTAGAATACGAAGTAGTAAAAGTATCTGAAACAAAAATCTTAGAGGTATTCTAATATGGACAAGGAACTTAAAGAAGAACGAGTAGTTGTTCTTAAAAGAGTTCCACCAGGTGATAGATGGGTATTTGCAGATGGTTCTACCGTTGGTACAGCCAAAACCATTTATCCATCTCTTACTGATGCTTTAGAAGCACAGTACGAAGAAACCGGTGATACTCAATTTTATATTGATGCTCGAAAAGGAACAGTCGAAAGTGTAGTAAGGGAAGAAGTGGAAATACCAGTAAAAAGGTTTTCATTATATGGGGAAGATTAATTCCCCATTTTTTTTGACATTTTTTTATATTTATAACTAAAATTAAATCGTTCACTAAAACAAAACAAAATGGGATTTTTAAAAATTATTAAAACTTTATTAGGTTTAGAAAAACAAGTTAAATCTTTAGTAGAAACTACAAAAATAGTTGAAACAAAAGAAGAAAAACCAAAAAAAGTGAGAAAGCCAAAAGCTAAAAAAGCAGCAAAATAATCGTTTACTAATAAATCAGAGAAATAACCATGGCAAAAGTAAAGGGTAGCAGAGCTACCGTTAGTGCAAAAGTGTCATTCGGTAAGAGAAAAACCGGAAGATTTGCAAAAAGTGTAAATAAACACGCAAGAAAAGTATCAAAATACAGAGGACAAGGTAGATAATAATGATTAGGTTAAAGACATTACTTAGTGAAGAAGAGGTTGTAAAGAATAAAAAGACGGGTAATGTCTATGTTGTTCAGAAATTAGACCCATCAAAGCACGATAAACCATCTCCACAAGAAATAGAGAAGGCAAAAGCGGCAAACGGTGGCCAGTTACCAAAAGGGGAACCTCAACCAAAACAGGTTCCTCAAAACACACCACAACCGAAAGGAGGTAAGTTAAGTGGTGGTGATTTCAAATCATCCGCAGAGAAATCGGCAGATAATACAGATGGTATTCCAAAGTTGAAAGACTTGATGCCAAAAGCAGATTTTTCAAACAAACCCCTATCACAAGTAACTCCAATTGAAAGACAGCAAATATCCACTGTAATTGACAAATTAGCAGAGTTAGGAAAACAGGCACAACAAAAGGGTGAGAAAGCACCAAACTTTAACTTATGTCAAGTTTCCATTCCAGGAACCAACTTATATTGTGATGGTAACAAAGGCATTCCAAGAGAGGATATGCCTCAATTCAAAGGAACTCCTGAACCAGGTTCACCTGCGGACAAACTACCAAAGGATAAAAACGGAGAAGCAGATACCGAAGAATTCTTTAAACAGATGCTTGAAAAAGAGGGTATCAAAGTTTCAGAACCAACCAATGTTCCAGCCGATAGATTAAAAGCAACTCAATCCGAATTAGTTGGTGTTAAAGTTGCGGGAATGGCGAAAGTATTAGAACAAGGAGAAGGACACCCTGCATACGGAAAATTAACCGCACCAATTTATGTTTCCAGTGATGGATATGTATTAGATGGACACCACAGATGGGCTGCTATCGTAGCACACAATGCGGCTCATCCTGACAAACAAATTCCTATGAGTGTAAGAGTTATTGATGAACCAATTACACCTCTCGTAAACCGTTCTAATAAGTTCGCAGAAGCAATTGGTATTAAACCAAAAGCAGCGGATACGGAACCAACTCCTGAAAAAAAAAAGTTAAATCGTAAATCATCCGAAGGAGAAGAACTTTCAACTATTTCCACAAAAAATGGTTCAAGTATTTATGGAGTTGAGCACGATAATATTGATGGTGCAAAAGAAATCGTAAATGATATCAAATCAAAATATACACCAGATACAAAAGTTGTATTTATGGGAGAGGGTGGTGATAGCAATGGGGTATATGCAAAAGGTAGTGAGCAAGAATATACACATAATCAATTGAAATCCTATTTTAAGGATATGAAAAACGATAGTTGGGATGGTAAAGAATTTGATGTAACCAACCCACAATCACAAATGTTTTCTACAATCAGTAAAGAGACCGGATTACAACCACATATTGTAAATGCGGGTATATTTGCGGCAATGGTAGGTCAGGGACAAGAACCGGAAGAGTTGGCAAAATTAGCAGACTCAAAAACTATAACATATCTAAAATCGAAAGGTATAAAAGACCCAATGAATCCTGATGATGAAGATAGTGAAAGGATGTATGATTTAACATTTCCACAGGATAAAAAATTACCAGAAACAGAACTATCCAAAGTAACCAATTCTTACAACCAAAACAGAAAGAAGAATTTAGTTAAAAAAATGAAGAATTACGAAAAAAATGGATACAAAGTTATTTCATTAGCAGGTAATTCTCACGTAGAAGAATTGAAATAAGATTATATTTATACTATATGTACGCAGTAAGAGGATATCAGAAACCAGAAGCATCTTTTCACACTATAAGTGAATGGGAGAGTATTGCAAAAGAGTTTTTGACTCTACAAAAGAAGGGATATGATGTTAGAGGTGGGATGATTGATGATAATGCGGAATTGGTTGGTTTAATTAACAAATATTTTGGTTATCAATTATACATCGAAACTGAATTATATTCAGATTTAACAAAGAAAAACGTTTTGGACTTCATAGAAGATTTTGTAAATCACAGAATATGGGGTATAAAGGATGAGTTTAAAGATTTCATCACCAACATAGATAACGATAAGATTGCATTTTTCCAAAGTAGAGGTGCAATAGAACCATACATCCTTTTAGACGCACAATTCACACAAGATACTTACGGTGATACTGATATAGAAGTCATAACAATGCATTGGACATCTCCTGAAGGAATGAAAAATTTGGTAGATAGTTTACAATCAGGATACAAATACGCAATATCAACATTCACAACTCAAGCAAAAGAATTTTTCAGACCAGAAAGTAATGTATTGGTAAAATTGAAAGGTAATTTAGTTGCAGCATTTCAATCGGATGTTAAATCATTCGCAACTGATAAAGGAAATAGAGCAGCTAACTTATTCCGTTTTTCCTATCCTGATAATGAAAACAATCTTTGTAGGAATTGGGAAGAATGTAAGCAAAATAAAACATCTTTATGGAACGAAATCATAGTAAAACCAATATCTATATTAGATTACAAAATTGTTAAAAAATATTAAAAGGAGAATAACATGCTATTAAAAAAAGGAGACAACAACGAGAACGTTAAAAGAATGCAGGAGAAATTAGGAATATCTCCGGCAGTAACTAACTTTGGACCTAAAACAGAAGCGGCTGTTAAAGAGTTTCAAGCAAAACATGGTTTAACTGCAGATGGTATCGTAGGACCAAAAACTTGGGAAATGATTATGGGAACTTCAACTCCTGCACCAAAACCACAACCTTCGGCACCAATTGCACCAGTGGGTGGATTGAAATTGGACAAGTTGAAAGGACATATTCCTGATGCAGTAATTGCACAAATTCCAGATACAGCGGCTAAATTTGGTATCAATACTCCATTAAGATTAGCACACTTCTTAGCACAGTGCGGACATGAAAGTGGTGGATTTAGAGCAGTGCAAGAAAACTTAAACTATTCTGCAAAGGGATTAAACGGTATCTTTAGAAAGTATTTCCCAACTGAAGCATCGGCAGCAGCTTATGCAAGAAACCCACAAAAGATTGCATCTAAAGTATATGGTGGTAGAATGGGTAACGGACCTGAATCAACTGGTGAGGGATATAAGTTTAGAGGTAGAGGATACATTCAATTGACAGGTAAAGATAATTACAGAGCATTTGGAACTGCAATCGGTGAAGATATGACCGCAAATCCTGATAAAGTTGCTACTCATTATCCTTTATTATCGGCAGCATGGTTCTTTTCTAAAAACGGATTACATAAATTAGCAGATGGTGGAGCAACTGATGCAGTTGTAACTCAAATCACTAAAAGAGTAAACGGTGGAACAATTGGATTAGCAGATAGAATTAAACACTTTAAAGAATATTATCATTTATTAGCGTAATTATGAAACCATTTAAAAGAAGTTATACGGACAAAAAAGTTTCAGGAATATGTAGTGGGTTAGGTAGATATACAAAAACAGACCCTATACTTTGGAGATTAATATTTGTTGGATTATTATTAACACCATTTCCAATTACATTAATTTACATTATTACCTCATTAATAACAGATGAAATAGAATACACAGATTGAAGGGAGAAAAAATTCTCCCTTTTTTATTTGGATTTGTAACAAATTTTTTGTATATTTGTTATAATACTAAAATAAATTATGAAACAAAAAATATATCTAACACTAAATGTAGTGGCAATAAATTCTATAATTGCATTGGCAATATCCTACATAACTCAATTAATTTCTTTTATTCCAGATTTAAATTTTTTAGAAGCAGCTGGGGTTTATTGTATGTGGATACCAATTCATTCATTTTTTGTATCATTTAATAAAGAATAATATGTCTCAATTCCCACCAAATTATGTAAAAGTGTTCACATCGGAAGAATGTGATGAAATTATAAAATATGCAGAAAGTCTTAATCAATGGGATTTATACCATACAGAAACTACACGATACCAAGTATGTACCATAATTGGGTTAGAATGGATGACTAATAAATTTATAAAATATGTTAAAGATATTTTAAAAATTGATATTACTTACCCAAAATATATTAGGTGTATTAAATATGAAACTGGTGATATCTTTGAAAAACACGTTGACCATATTCCTGCAAATCATTTTTATGGTACATTTATTTATAATATAAATACATTACTAAATGACGATTTTGAAGGAGGTAAGTTCGTTTTAGATGATATTGAATATCCAACAAATAGAGGATATGTTTATTATTATCCATCAAATACCGTACATGAAGTTACAAGAATAACAAAGGGAACCAGATATAGTATATTATTTGGATTATTTACAGATAACATTAAAAGAACTAATTTAATATGAACAAATTAGACAAACAATATCAAGAACTTCTTCAATCTATTATCAATTATGGTGTAGAAAAGAAAGATAGAACAGGAACCGGAACTAAATCCATTTTTGGATATACTATTAGACATAAAATGAGCGATGGATTCCCACTACTCACAACCAAAAAAATGGCATGGAAATCGGTTGTAACGGAATTATTATGGTTTTTAAGAGGTGATACTAACATTAAATACTTAGTTGATAACGGATGTAACATTTGGAATGGTGATGCATTTAAAAAGTATGATAACACTTACAAAGGCAATTATCCAATGGATATGGAGGAGTTTGTTGAAGCTATAAAAACAAATGATGAATTTGCAAATAAATGGGGTGAATTAGGACCAATTTACGGTAAGCAGTGGAGAAATTGGAAAGATTATACTTTCAATCCATACAGAAAACGTGATGGAAATGATGGTGATGGAAACGGTGCCATTGACCAAATTCAAAACTTAATCAATGACCTTAAAACAAATCCAGATAGTAGAAGATTGATGGTGAGTGCTTGGAATGTTGGCGATTTAGGTAATATGGTTCTCCCACCTTGCCACTATGGATTTCAAGTTTATACAAGAGAGTTGGTTGAAAGTGAAAGATACGGATTACTACTCAAATCGGGATATGATGGTAAGGAAATGAATACATCTAATATGATGAGAGTATGTGATGAAAGAAACATTCCAACCAGGGCAATCTCACTAATGTGGAATCAACGTTCAGTAGATACATTCTTAGGATTACCGTTCAATATTGCCTCGTATGGATTACTACTCCATATATTAGCAAATGAAGTTAATATGATACCTGATGAATTAATTGGAAATTTAGGAGATACTCACTTATACTCCAATCATATAGAGCAGGCAAAGGAACAAATTGGTAGAGAACCGTTTGAATTACCTTCGATTGTTTATTTAGATGAATACGTTTATATGAATGATACAGAGCTTGTTGGAGAACTTTCATTCAATAAAAAGATTGAAGCATTTAGACCTGATTTCTTTAAGTTAGAAAACTACCAATCACATCCATCTATTAAAGCACCTTTGTCAAATTAATAAAAAGGTGATGAAGATTACTGATTTCATCTTTTTTCTATACTTATAGTAGAGAAAATAACAGTTTATGAAAGCAACAATCAATTACATCAGTTTAGGTATTAAAGAGATATTGGCAAGAGCATTGGCATTTGTAATAATCTCTTGGTTCGTATTTGCCCTATTTGTGGCATTTTCCGGTTTATTCCTACAAATAATCGGTAGAGATGACATTAACGGTATAGTAAATCAATGGTATTTAACCAAATTTGACTACTATTACAAATCACATCCAAACAACATTCTATACGATGAAGAAAAAAACATCTATGTAGAAAGTGTAACCAATCAGGTTAAAATTGGTAAATTAGCCGGAAACCGTAATTTGGAATTTGGTGTTAAAAATATATTAGAAGAATTTTTGCAGGAGGAAGGATATGACATCTATCCAAATGCACCATATAGATTACAAGTACAAATTGTTTATTTAGATGTTCTTACTACAAAGAAAAACATATCAGTTTTTCATAAGAACGAAGAAGAGGTAGTTATCCGTTTGAAAGGAATTCTTACAAAGGATGGCAAAAAAGTTAAAGAGGTTATCGTAGAAGAATCATCATCCGAAATCTCTATTTCTACTCTAATAGTTGATGAGGGTGGCAAGTTCAACCAAACTTCATTGTCAAATGCATTGAAGAAAGGCTGTGGGTCACTTATCACAAAACTATTTGAGAAGAAATAAATGAAGAAATTATTATTATTTGTGGGATTTTTATTTATATCCCTTTCATCTAATGCCCAACTTACTATTGCTCAATCAATAACACCTACAACTGGATTAAAAGTTGGAGATACTGTAACTGTTAAATACACTTTAACAAAAGGACAAGCGGTAGTTAATCCTCGTTATTTTTGGTTTAGATACCAATATAACAACAAAGCATTAACTTATGTTTCAACTACTTTCAATCAAGGTTCGGCAACACAAACATTTTATACGGGTTGGAATAACTACAAATTCAACTTTAATGGTGGAGCAAGTGACAACGACTTAAATGTTCAGTATGGTTTAACACCTTGGAACTACACAGTAAATCCTGATTGGAATGTTGGACAATTAACGGTACAGAGAACAGATGCAGCAATTGATGGATTAATTGCAACTCAAAAATACATTCTAAAAGACCAAAATACATACAATAACATTTTTAAGATAGACTTGGCAACTGGTACAAATATTGATGGTTCTAATGTTGGAACTATTTATGGTGGTGGTTGGTCATCTTTATCAAATGTTAGTGGTAACACATCTCAATTTAAAGTAAGAGTTCTATTCCCACAAGGATATCCAATTGGAGACCATAATATTCAACTAATGAACTTAAAAACAGATGGCAGTGGTGATATAGATTGGTCAAAACCACCAATTGTACAAAAGGCATTAGATTCGAGTGGAGAAACCATATTCACATCCGGAGTTAAAGTTGGTGATTCGGTTGGTGTATTCATATCACCTGCTTCTCAAAAAGCATGGATGAATAACATAGTAACTGTAACTGATGCATACAAAGCATTCTTAGGGCATACTCAAACTGATATTACAGGTAATCCTACATTCTTTACACTTCCAAACTTAGAAAAGAAAATTGGAAACGTAACTAAAAATGATGCCACATTTAATGAAAGTGATTCATACTATATATTTGCACATATAATGGGTATGGATGTATCGGCAAATGCAATATTACCAACATCAACTGCTACATCTTGGAGATGGTATAGTGGATTATTAAATCAAAGTTGGTTAGATGGTAATCAAAGATATAAAGTTAATATTACACAACCATCTCAAACAGTGGATGCAGTATTTGCATGGGGTGCCGATTTAGATTGGTCACATTCATCTTCACCAACTGAAATTGCAAGTAGAATAAGTAGTGGTAACTATTTAAACTCTATAAACGCAATTGCATCAGTTGGTACATTATCTTACACTCCTGCGGAGTTGGAAAAAGCAACATTGAGTTTAACATCTAAATTGGAGAACGGTAAAGTAGTATTATCAACCACATTAACAAAAGCAGATTTAGCGGGTATAGAATTGATATTACAATACGATAATACAAAATTAACTTTAGACAATGTGATATTTGATGCAGGAAATACTGTTACTAATTTTTCAACAATCAAAGATAACAGAATAACGTTTGGTTCAATTGACCAAACAAAAACTGCAAGAGTAAAGGTAGGAACTCCATACAAATTGATTTTCACTCCAAAGGTGGAATTGGCAAATACTGCGGGATTGTTCTATTTTGTATTAGCAGATGCGGTTAATGGAATTGGTAATAAGATTGATTTAACGGTAGAATAATGAAAAAAATAATTGTTATATTTTTAGTATTATTATATTCAACTTTTGGGTTCGGACAGAGTGTATCTGCTCCGGACTCTAAATCTTTTCTGTTAAGTACAAACGGACAAGATGCGAGTGGGTTTGTATTGAATGGATTTAATTCAACAGCAACTTTACTAACATCAATTAGTTTAGTTAATCCACCTTCAGGTACAACATTTAATTTAGGAACAACAACTGGTCTAACTGCGGCAAGTGGATTTACTTTGAGTGGTAATAAAACCCGTTTGGTATTTACAGGTACAATGGCAAACATCAATACGGCATTGGCATCTCTAAAAGTAAATACGGGTTCAATAAAAGGAAATATTGTATTATCGGTAGCGGCAACTGTAAATCCAACAGGTTACTTCTATAATGGAACAAATGGACACTTTTATAGACCAATATCACAAGGAACAACTTATACTGGTGCAAGAGCAGCAGCATTAAATACTACATTCAAAGGACAGCAAGGGTATTTGGTAACAATCACTTCTGCAGATGAAGATTTATTTATTTTTAATAATGTACCACAAGGTAATATATGGTTTGCATTAACCGATGAAGTGACTGAAGGACAATGGAGAATTGACGCAGGACCAGAAGCAGGAACCTTAATCAAAACATCTAATGGACAAACTGCCGGAAATATAGTTGGACAATATAACAACTGGGCAGGTGGTGAACCAAATAATAGTGGTAACGAAGATTATGCAGTAACTAAATGGAGTGGTGGGTCTCAATGGAATGATTTGCCCAACGGATTTAATTGTGCATATGTAATTGAATATGGAACTTGGACTAATCCGGATGATGCAACATTTACAGAATTTTATACCAATTCAGTAGTACACTCAAACGGTGAAGTATTAACAGCAAGATTTAATTTTAATTTTGGTGGTAATGTAGATGAAACAAGATTTTCAGCAAGAGCAAACACTTATGTAAATAACAATTGGAATATAACAAATAATATATCGAGAGGATTGAGTGGATTGGGTAAAGTTGATATTACAAACGATTTAGATACCAACAAAGTAAGTAATGGATACAAAGCATCTGTAACTGAAGGACAAGTAGAATGGTCAATTATAAATCCATATGAAAGCAACTTGGGTGGTCATAGATTACAAATTGATGAAAGAGAGTTTTATGGATTGGGTATAAACCTAAATGATATAAAATCAATAAAACTATTTGATATTTACGAAGGACCTATTCAACCTTTAGATTTTGGTGGTTGGTGGAAACAATGGACAATACCTGGAAATATTGATATTACTAATAAAGTGGCATCAAGTTCTTATCAAAATTATTTTAGATTGCAGGATGGTTGGTATGGGATTAGAGCAGAATATACATTTACACCTAACCTGTCATTTAAGCAACATGGAATTGAATTGGTTGCAAATTCACAAACTGATTTAAACAATTTATACAATAGTATTGTAACTGTTTCGGATGTATTTTTAGCATTTAAAGAATTATCAAATGGTGGATTATTTGGAAATGAAAGTGGATTAGAGTTTACAAACGGTATTCAATATATGAACGCAGATGTGGATGGGAATGGTGTATTTAATGAAGCAGATACTTACAAACTTTTACAACATCTAACTGGAGTACAACCACTTAGACAATATTCTGCATTGACATACTTAATGAAATTGTACAGTAAAACCGAATATGATGCAATTACAAAATCTAATTGGAATACAGAATTTAATTCAACAAGAAGTTTATATCCATTTAGTTTGAATACCGGAACATTAAACAATACTTACAACATAAATGTAACTTGGGTAGGGGATGTAAACTTATCTCATTCTGCACAACAATCATCTAATGTTGTTGCAAACACTTCAATGAGAACAATGAGTTTGGGAACAACATCGGTTTCAAATGATATAAATGCATCTTTGATGAGTGAATTGGTAAACGATAAAGTTGTAATTACAATATCATTAGACCCATTACAACAACAAGTAGTTGGAACTCAATTCCAATTAAATTATGATAATACCAATTTGAAGTTTGAAAAAGTAGATTTTATCACAAAAGGAAATCCAATGAATTACGGAACCGACAGAGGTACATTTGTAAACATAGGTTCATTAATAACAGATAATTCATCGGTATTAGATAATACAACAGAATACAGAGTAACATTTAGTTCTATAACAAAACTTACAGATATATTGGGATTGGTATCAATATCAACAACCGATGGTGTAAACAAAGAAGGAAAACAATTAAAGATTAAAATAAACTAATGAAAAAATTACTATTCATATTAACTATATTGATAATTGGATGCCGAAAAGAGGATTTACCACCACCAACCGTATCTCAAAAAAGTGATATATTTAGTGTAACTGAAAGTAGGATTACAAACGGACAATCTATACATTTTAATTTACCATCAGCGGGATTATACACTTTAACCTTAATTGATAAACAAACAAATCAGGTTTTAAGTAGAGAAAGATTTAATGGGGTAAGCGGTGAAAATATAAAGAAGATTTATACGAAAACCATACAATCTCAATATTTATATTTGTTATTGGAAGATGTTACTAAAAAAGAAATAGGAAAAACAACAGTAATAATCAAATAAACAAAATGAAAAACATACTTATATTAACACTTTTAATAGCAACTTTAGTAGCATGTAGAAAAGATAACACTATTAAAGTAGGACAAAAAGTTCCAATTACAAATGATTTAAGAATGATAGCGTTGAAAGGTATTAAATTACAAACACCTTTCGTAACGAATGAAGTATTGATGAATGTAAAATTGGAAACAAATGATGTTGTAACCATTAAAATAATTGATATAGCTAATAGAGTTGTATCAAAAGAAGAGGTAAATGCAACAGCAGGAGATAATCTATTTAAAGTTTATACAACTGCACTACCATCTTCAGCATACAGAATTGCATTATATGGTTCAAATGGAGTTATGATTGGAATAACAGATTTTAATAAATTATAAACAATAAAAAAAACGATTATGTCAGAAGAAGTAGAAAATGATGGAACTTGGGGTGGTTTAAAGAAAACCATCGTAGGTACAGTAGCAACAGTAGTAACCGCAGGTGGTGCATGGTTAGGTTCAACATTATTTGGTGGAGGTGAAGAAGCAGCTCCTGCAGCAGCGGCACCAGTAATTAACATTACTAACTCAAACACTCAACAACAATCACAAGGTGGTGGTACTACTAAGGTAATTGAAAGAGTAAAAGAGATTCCTGCTAAAGAAAAAGCAGCACCTGCTCCTAAGAAAAAAGAAGGTGATGAATTCAAAGAAACTCCACCAGCTTGGTAAAAAATAGATTATGAAAGAACAAACAGGATTTAGAGAGTTACTAAACTCAATGATGAAACGTAGATGGTATATCACTGCGTTGGTATTGGGTGGATTTATGTTAATTATGGGTGGTATGTTTGCTGCTATATTTAACAAGTCCGAAATAGCAGGAGAATGGAAAGAACTTCTATTATTGTTATTAGGAGCTTTTATCGGTTCTTATGGTAAAATCATTGACTATTGGTTTAGTGATACTGATAAGGATAAGATGTTAGTACAAAAGATGGATGAGGAAGATGGTACATCGTTAAGTAATACTGCTGATATACCAGATACACCAATCGTTCCAACAAATGTATTACCTTTTGGATTACCAACTAATGAAACTAAAGTAGAGGATAAAGTAGTTAGTAACGAAACTCCTAAAACAGATTTTAAACCAGTTGAGATAGATGAAGATGGAGACGGAGTAATGGATGGTTTAGATACTGATGGTGATGGAGATATAGATGAATACTTTGAACACAGACAATGTGAGCATATTTGGGGAGATAGTGATAACGATGGGGATGAAGAATGCTTGAAATGTGGAAAGATAAAAGATGAATCTGCCGAAGAGGTAGGATAATTGTTACTTGGTTACATAGTTTAATCACTTAAAAAATAGAAACTATGGCATTTAAGGACATGTTTAAAGACAACAACGACATCAATGAAAAATCAGTAATTGGTTTTGCAGCATTCGTAGTAATGGTGTTAGCGATGGTAGTTGATTTAGTAACTGGATATCTTGGAAAAGATTTAGTTATCAATGAGTTTATTTACAATTCATTCTTAGTGATTTGTTTAGGAGCATTAGGTATTGGTTCAATAGACAAATTTGTAAATAAGAAAAACTCAAACGATGAGGAAGAAGGATAAATAAGGAAAGGGGAGAAGTAATATTCTCCCTTTTTTTTATACTTATAGTTATGAGAAAAATTATATTATTGGTTGCATTTATCATCGGGATGGTAACAACCACATTTGCACAAACTGTTGGTAAAACACAAACAGAACAATACAAAGCATCATTCGAAACAGCAATTGATATTTCCCAATTCTTAGATTATGAGGGAAAGCAAATTCCTATTCAAATTTTAAAAGCAGGTATTTCAGACGAAATGTATGAGATGTATCCTGAATTAAAAGAAAAAAGAGTAGGTTTAGGTGTTGCTAACATCACAATGGAATATTTAGAAAACCTCAATCGTTTCAAATTTACCGAAGATAAAACCGAAATTAAAAACCGTATGGTTAAACAATTTCAAGCATCTCAAGCAGGAATTTCTGAAAACAAATTAGATGGTAGAGGAAAGATTAACTTAGCAGAATATTTTGTTACAGTAGAATGTTACGATTATTCGGTATCAGAAGATGAAACTGTAAATCTAAAAGATGGTGTTAAAAATTTAATGGTAACCCGTATAGGTTTGCAAGTTCGTTTTACTAATGCAGAAACCGGAGTAGTATTCGGAGCAAGTGGATTGGGAGAAGCAAAAACAACGAGAGAATTAACTCTATTATCAGATGCAACAGTAGACCCGGTTAAGTTCAACCAATCAACTATTTCAATTGCGACAAAGAAAGCATTGGATATTGCATGTGCAAGGATATTAGATAGGATGGTTAAAAAAGGTATATTTGAGAAATAAAATTGAATAAATGGGTAAAACTTCTTATCATATCGGTTATACTCTTAATAGCATCAAATGTTGCTAAAGGACAAACTTATACCCAAACTTTTACAGATAAATGTACCGGTGAAATAAAAGTAGCAACCACCACATATATTAACGGAAACGCATTTGTTTCTTTCTACAATCAGACCAAAATGTTTACCCCTGCCGAAGTTGCAAGTGGAGCAATGCAGGCATGGTTATTACAAGTAAAAGCATCTTATGAGGCATTAACTTGTCCAGTAGTAAATAATCCAGTAGTAACACAAACAGTAACCCAGGCAGTAACACAGGCGGCAAGTTCAGCGGCATCATCAGCCGCTTCATCTGCAGCAAGTTCTGCGGCAAGTGCTGCTGCAAACAAAGCCGCATCAACACCACCACCAACTTCCACACCACCACCTGCATCATCAAATACTTCTTCATCCAACACATCATCTGGCAGTGGTTCATCTTCATCTGGTAGTAGTTCATCTTCATCATCGGAAAGTAAAACGGAAACTAAAACCGAAAGTTCTACCGAAAGTAAGAGTGAAACCAAATCAGAAGAAACTAAAACAGAAGAAAGTAAATCTGAAAGTAAAAGTGAAGAAAAAAAAGAGGAAAGTAAATCCGAAGAAAAGAAAGAAGAAAGTAAGGAGGAGAAAAAGGAAGAAAAGAAAGAAGATAAAAAAGAAAAGAAAAAATCGGCATCGGTAAACCCAATGTTAATATCATCCGATTTGAGTACAGTTCAATCACCAGATGGTAAATTTACCCCAATACTTTCATTCGGTGTATCTAAATCCTCTATGGCAGGTGATGAGAGTTTCTCTGCAAACACTATGATATGGGGAGATTTGAAACAATTTGCTTTAAGTGGTGGATATACCAAAATGGATTTTAGTGGTGGCAAACTCAATGCAATTCACTCATATTCGGTAACTGCAGCATACTTAGATGGTAATTGGATGGGATTGACTGGTTATACAAACATTAAACCACATCCAAAGTATGGAACATACGGATACAATGTTGGTGTAATATACTTACTACTAAAAAACCCAACCACAAATAAGTTTGATTTGAATATATCATCATCGGTTGTAGCATTTTGGACAAAACCATATCAATATAATAAGAAATTGGCAATATCACCACAGATATTCCTAATGAATTCACCTATTGGATTTAATTCGGTAACAGGAAACACTGTTGTAAGTAGAGATATTGGATTTATTGTAGGTTCAACATTTGATTATAAAATTAGTAAAAGATTTGGTTTTAGTGTAAATTACAAAGCAATAGGTTCAACACAGAATGGAAGTAAAATCTTAAATAACTTCTTAATTGGTTCACGTTTATTGTTATAATTTATACTTATAGTGGAGAAACACACATTATGAGAAAATTATTTTTAGTTATTGCAATTGCGTTATTTGGAATATCGGCAAAGGCACAGAATGTAAACATTAAAACACCAATATTTGAGGTGTTATATTCACAACAATTAGAACAACCACTTTGGTTAATCTACAAATCCACAAACAGACCTACAAATGTAAATAGAGGTACAATGGACTTCTATACAGAAAAAGGAGTTAAAACATCCGATGGTGCAGATTATGCGGGAAACATCTATGATAAAGGGCATTTGGCACCTGCGGCAACGTTTTCGGACAATATGGAAAATCTAAAACAAACCTTTTCATATCTGAATTGTGCATTGCAGGACCAATATATGAATAGAGGTGAGTGGAGATTGTTAGAGGAACAAGAAAGAAAATGGGATGACGTAGAAGATTTAACTATTAAAGTTGAATTATTATTTGGACCAAACTCAAAGAAATTACCAACCAATGCAACAGTTCCAACTGCAATGGTAAAACACATCTATTTTGAAAAACAAAAGAAATGGAGATGTTTTGATTTTCCAAACATAAAACCTACTAAGAAGTGGGAAGAGCACGAAGTTAAACACATTCACTAATTAAAACTATGTTTATACCAAACCATTTACACATACTGATAAAGGGATATATGAACATCCCACCAAAGAAAGAAGAAGTATTAAACGCATTCTTAAAATCTTTAGTTGAAAGAGTTAGGATGAAAGTAGTTGCAGGACCTACATCGGTTTATGTAGATGAACCGGGTAATGAAGGAATTACCGGAACAGTAACATTGGCAACATCACATGGTTCAATCCACGTATGGGATGCAAAATTACCTGCAATGTTTCAATTTGATTTATACAGTTGTTCAGATTTTAAACCAGAAGAAATTCTAAGTGAATTAAATAAGTGGTTTGATATTCAGGATACCTATTGGGTAATGATTGATAGAAACAAAAACGAATTTTTTGAATTGGATAGAGGATTATTCAGACCGATAAATACAGAGGGGGCCGGGGGTGAGCAGTCGTTTGAGGAAAAAATTTTTGATAGTTTAAGAGAAATATAGTATGAGTTACTTAGTTGCCAACATCCCGCCGATTGAAGTGATGATAGATAAACGATTTCTATACGATTGGCAAACGGATAAGGGGGGTAAGGTATTAGGTGAAGGAGAATGGGAAAGGGGTCATTGGGTGAGTGTGAAATCCATTCCAAATCGAGCACTCCTATTCGAAACATACATTGATAAATTCGGAGCGGTTTACGACAAATTACCACTACATGCTTTTCGTTGGAGAGGATTAGAAAAGGGTGATAAGATATATCCATTGGATTTCCTACAACTATGGGATTGTCTTTCCTATAACATTTCCGTAATTGAGAAAAGGGTTCTAAGGGGAACAAAAACCTTTACGACCCTAAAAGACCAAACGGTTATAGGTGGAGAATATCTATTTACGATTGATACCACACATTCGGAACCAAATGAGGTGGATTGTGGATGGTCTGAAACCCCAAACGAACATAAGTGTTATAACATATCTAAATTGGATAATGGTCAGTTTTCTGCACAACCCAATAACAGAACCCGTTGGTATCAACCCTCTCGAACTGCTGGGATGGATGAGATACCTTATTTCCGTTATTCTACTAAGGTATGGAAATGTGAGGATTGGGGCAAGTGGAGACCATCCGAAACCAATTGGGATTATAATGGGTGATTTGTAACCCCCTCATTATCAACACGATTATTTTAAAATAGTTCTTGGATATTTCATATCTTTTTCGTATCTTTACTATGTAAACGAGAGAGATAAACAATTAACATTAACCATTTAAAATAATCATTATGAATAACGTTCCTTTTAACCCCGCCCATTTATTACAAAGAGCTGAAGCCATTGAAGGTTTCGAAGTAATTAAATCCCGATTCCCTATGATAATATCATCTCCAGTAGGTGATAGAGTTCACACCTTCGGTGATGCAGTTTATAACTCCATCGAAATTGTGAGTATGGAATACTCTGATTGGGATTCTGACCAAGGTTTTGGTTCATCCGATATGACTTACGCAGTAAAGAGTTTCATTGATGAAATGATTTGGTATGCGGGTTTGAACGGTAAATACGAAACCAAATTTACCCCGAGATTATCGGTTGTTGAATACTCTGAAATGGAGTACGATAACCGTATGTTGAGAATGGAACAAGGTGTTTAATTTAACAAATAAAGATATGAGTAAGATAGAAGAATTAAAATCAGTAATTGGTAAGAGTGTATCGGAAAACAATTCACCTACATACCACGCTAAATTAATTAGAGTAAACAAAAAGACATGTACATTTGAAACGGTTCAATCTCCTTATCGTTCTGGCGATGAGAGTAAGATTGGTAAACGATATTTAGTACCTATTTCATACTCATGGAACGCATTCTTTTTTTAAAATAATAATTGAATATATGAAAAATAACTTTAAATTTACATTTGAAACCCAAGCCGAATACCACAATGCTGAAAGAAGTGGATTTATTCCCGATTTCGATATTGTTCGTTTGGAAGTAGATTATCCAGATGGTTACCACGTAGATTATCCTGTTAAAAGTAGGGAAGATTATGAGAACGAATTGATAAAAATCAAACAAAGAGGTGGTAGATTGGTAAAAGTATATCAATCTGTACATTCATTTGATATTCAGGATTACGCAGATTAAAATAATTTCCCTCATTATCAATTAGTTAGAAAAAAGAGCTTGATTATATCAGGCTTTTTTAGTATATTTACTTTGTAAATGAGAGATAACAATATGAAAACTGAAGATTATTTAAAACAAAACCCAATCGTTAAAAACTTC